GGACTACGAGCGCAGAGACTTTATTGAAGATCCGGACACGATGGCGATGCTCCGGTGGAATTTTTGCTAGAGTCGTGTCGTCCTTCATCACCAAGCAGAAGTTCATCTCTGGCATTTTGCGAATAATATCTAGAACACGGTGAAACCCCTTTTTTTCAATGGAGGAGTCTCCGATGAAAATAATAGAATTCGGTAGTACGGCTGGGTACCTTTCGGGCATAGGGCGAAAGAATGTGAAGTCTGCACCGTTCTGGATAATTTCTACTCGCTTGGGGTTGATTCGGTCCTTGTAGGCGTTATACGTGAATTTTGACGGAAACACCACGACATCGCACGAATTTATAACCTCTGTCTGCATCGGGTTATTCATCGTGTCCTGGATCAGACAAAAGGTTGGAATATCAATATTTAGCTTCCTGAAGTAAGACCCATTGCGTATGATATACTTGGGCTTCTCTTCTGCAGTCCTGTATTCATATTCAATTTTATCCGCCAGGATTGCATAGTTGGTATATCCCCCCGTCCGGTCTTCAAGACCAGGTATTGAGCTAAGCATGTTGTGCCATAGTGTCAGTGTGCCCGGTATGCAGGTTAGACAATCATTTACCAACCAGCCCTTCATTTTCTTTATTTACGCGCTAATGTGTGTAAGTATATATAATGGATCACCACGCCCCTGTAATCGGTATGCTTGCATCTATCTACAAGCCGAAGGTATACGTCGAACTGGGATTACACGTGGGAGAGACATTCGTCAAGGTTCAGCCCCATGCGGGGAAACTATACGGAGTCGACATAAGTCAGAACACCTACCTAGAGTCTCTCAAGCGCTTTCAGAACGTCAATATTCACTACTGCACGACAGATTTGTTCTTTGACAACTTCTCAGAAAAGATAGATATGGCGTTTATCGATGCAGATCACTGTATTGAGAGTGCGAAGCGGGACTTTGATAAAGTCTTGTCACGACTGAGTCCTGGAGGGATCATACTTCTTCACGATACTGATCCAGAAACCGATGATCTCATTCGTCCTGACCGCTGCGGTGATTCATACAAGATTGTGACCATGCTTGAAGACAATCCTGAACTCAATATACTAACTCTGCCTCTAACGAATGCTGGTCTTTCCATTGTCACCAAGAAGAACGAAACTCGGACAGCACGTCGTCATCTACTCTCCAAAGCGTAGTTCTATATTTTTCTGTATAGTTTCGTCAGATAGTGTGGATGTCTCCGAAGTGGTCGCATAGTTTGCATCGTAGTAATACAGGACTTTATCAATCCGGACCTGTGTTTTTATATCTAAACATGCCCGTTTCACCCAGTCCAAATCTTCACAGTTCTGCATATCGCGAAAGTGGTGATTCTTTGCAATCGAGCTCTTATACACCATTGTATGAGCTGGTTTGCCCCGCCACTCATTTCCTCCCAATATATCACCGTATTCAAACTCGATGCCGTACTTGCATAGCTTAAGCGGTCCTCCGTCTATACAACATATAGAGTTGAAGACTACGCAATCTACTCCCGGATTGTTATCAAGTGCAGAGATGATCTCAGAGATGTAGTCATCTGAAATACGATCGTCATCATCAATGAAAACAACGTACTCTCCCTGTACAAGTCCTAGCATCTCATCGCGCTTTTTACCAATAGTTCGCTTCTTGTTATCAAAAAACGAGATCAACTCAATGTTTCGGTACTGACTCGTCTGATCTAATAGTTGTTTCATGAGACGCGGATAGTACGTAGTCAAACGACTAGGTACTGTCGGAACGAGAATCGTAAGCTTTATACTCATTGTTTTATATGCCAGACAACCTTACACATAAATATTTATTCAGATGTATCGCGCATCTCTCCCTGCTGAAAGTGATACACTACGCTATCAAACGCCGTCCAATGTGTGACTCCGATTGTCTGGAGCTTTGCCATAAACACTCTGTCACCTGGCATACAATATTCATTTTGTTTTGCATAGCGAGGATTGAAGATATCCGATCCAGGAATGATATTTCCTTCGGGGTAGTAGTTAATTTTTTCAAGATGAGATTTCTTAATGAGGCATGGCATAAAAAGACCGCCGGGTAGAAGGTTATTGTTTGAGATCCGTGCAGCATACTTCAAGAACTCTCCCTCTTGGTAATCAGCAGGTACATTACCAAAATCACGTTCAATGCCATACGTTCCGCTACGTAGTACCCCCCTCTCGACTAGCCGAGAATTGATGATTTTGGTGTCATCAATCTTGTTCATCAGGTTCTCAAGCCATCCAGGAGAAAATGCCATGTCGCTGTTAAGGAAAACAATGTATTCGCCCTTTGCTACTTTAGAGGCCGCATTGTATCCGCGATATACGTTGTTGATGTACCACTCCTGGCGCTGTTCGGGAGTGTTGTTATGGATGTAGTGGGGGATATTGTGTTCCTTCAGATAGTTCAAAACCGCCGGACAAGCATCGTTGGCGACAAAGTAGAACTCCTTATCAGTCATATCGGTGTACTTCAATACCTGGTCATAGACAAAGCGCAGCCACCGGGTACTCTTGTAAATTAGGCAGGCGATAGAAACCTTTACCATTTATATGACCAATCCAACTCTGTCTAAACATATTAGTTGAACCGATACACATCCTTGTACTTCTCTGGATCTGCTCGCAAACGACGTAGCTTGTCCTTCTCTTTATCGTGTGGATCCCCTGGGCGTGCTACAAAGAGCGCCTTGACACGCTTGTTCGTATCGCTTTGGTTTTCGCTAAGGTATGAGATAGTCACGAAAATCCGAGAAGCATCGGGTGGGCACTCTGCAGATACTGGATTTCCGTGCCAGGCATAATCATTGCACGTAAAGATAACAGCCCGATTAAAGTTGGGCGCAATGGATTCTACCTTCTCATAGATACGAGGAAACTCTGTTCCTACGCTGTCTCCTCGCCACGCTTCAAGTTGGCAGCCATACTCTTCCTTCCAGTTCTTACTTAGATACAGACCAAGCGTTAGCTGTTTCTTCTGATGCGTGGTTGGATGGAGCCCAGCATCCACATGAATATCCAACTTGTCTCCGGTCTTGTACTTATGAACGCCCCAGAAGTTGCGCGTTGGATCGCAAACTAGACGATGCCCAGATACCTCCGACAGATGCTTCACAAACTCTGGCGACTCAAATCGTTCAAACAGCTGATTCAGGAGAGGAGGGAAAGCATACTTATCGCGCAGAGTGTATTTCTGTTCAAAGGGATTGTCGTAACGATCCCACGCGCTGTCTGGAATGTTCAGGATCTCTTCCTGAATATCCGAGGCGTTCTCAATAAAGTTGTCCTGATATACATACGGAAACGGCTGAGTGCTTGCATACGTGTCCGTAGATACGTTAAATTTCATTATCTATACGATTCAACAACTCTTAAAGTAGTTGGAAATATGATCGGCAATAAGCGTACTTGTCTTACCATTTCCAAGCCATTCCGTGCTCATGACGCGCTCTCCCTTTTTGATGGAATCCAGCCAGGCAAATACCTCTGCGTGATTCTCATTCTCAAGGTCTAGACGAACACTGCAGTTGTGAGCATAGCTCTGCGGACGTTCCGTAAAATCGCGAGGAACCACCACCGGCGTCCCAACTAGAGCAGGTTCCTCCTGCCCTGTTCCGCTATCACTGATAATGAATGGGCAGTTGTATATTGTTCGGATGTAGTCCTTGTAGGACAATAGGGGTACAAGTTCAACACGTCCGAGATCAATCCTAAACGTATCCAGAGCATCCTTGAGCCGCTTAAAGTAAAGCAGGCGTACTGGAAGACCGAAGGCGTCAATGCATCGGTTCGCAAACCGAATCGCGGTTCGGAGCCTGCTTTCAAATTTGAAGTTCTCCGGGCGATGAATATCCATCAAGATAGACGAGTTGGTCTTTGGCAGCGCATAGATCTCATTACGAATCTCCTGCATCGGCTCGACAATCGTGTTTCCAACGACAAAGACATTCTTAGTAATGTTCTCGAGAGCTAGTTGCTGGGCGTAATCAGGATGATAGACAAACAGAATATCGCTGCAGTGATCGCATACTGTCCGATTGATTTCTTCCAACATACGGCGATCATAGGAGCGCATACCAGCTTCAATATGCCCGATACGATATCCCTCCTTCTTCAGAGGGAATGATACACCTGCAGAGTTTGAATCGCCCAAGAAGAGGATGAGGTCGGGTTGAATATTGTTCTCCTTGAACACGCGTGGGATGGCGGTTGTCAGGTAGCTTAGCTGGTCAAAATGGGTGGCTGATTCCCGTCCAGTGTTCAGGATAAAATCCGGCTTCCGAATCCCGAGTTCCTGAAAGAAGACGTCGGACAGAGATGCATCGTAATGCTGACCAGTATGGATAAGAACGTGATTGAACACCTTGTCTAGCTGTCGGAAGGTGTGCGCCATCCGAATAAAATCGGGACGAATCCCGGTAATCGTTACCACAGTCCGCATTACTACTCAATACTACTCCAACCTTTAACTTCATATCTGTATGAGGTCCTTATACTGCCCGGTTGTCTCATAGTGTTTCTTCTTCTCTTCAAACACCAGGTCATTCAGGGGGAGCTTAGCCCCCCAACCCAACTCAGAGGGTGTATGGTACAGATGAATGCCTCCGCACTTCACATCTGTATGCGACAACGAGGTACTCTGTATTCCCAGCGAATCTATTCGCAGGACAAAATCGTTGTCGTCATAGGCATTTCCAATCGTATAGTCGTAACTAAATCCACCAATCTTGTTAAACGTATCACGAGTCGTTGCTGTCAAAAAATGGTAACGGGAGTTCCGATGTATCACCGACTGGTACCAGATTTCACCAACAAATACCCGTTTGTCTGAAAATATGTCTGTCCCGATATTTGACTTTGAATAGACCATATCGTTATACCGAAGACCTTCAGTGCTTTTTACATCAAATACCGCGTACGTATTATCATTCACACTTGTATGGACATAGTCTATCACGTTGCCTACATGACACACTTCAGCATTCTGGATAATCACCTTGCCCCCTTCAATAAACTGGAACCCAATATTGTAATTAACGCACGGATTTCCCCATATCTTTTTATCATGCAAAATTTGGATAAAATCAATCGTGAATGGATATCCATTGAGCGTGTCTATACTTATAGGATCCGACGTTGAGTCATCAACCAAAATAACCTGGACATTCTTGTACCTATCCCGCGATATCGTGTGCAGCGTATAATATGTCTGCTTCGAACGATTGGACGATGTCATTACAATGGACACCGTTTCACCCGTCAGAGGTTGTTTTTGAATTCTGGAATGCTGGTAAAATAGACCCGTTTTAAGATTACGTTTAATATACGCAATCTTCTGACGGCTAGACAGTAGAGTTTCTATTTCAAGTCGCGTAGTGCTTCCTGTCCAATTATTTAGTGGCTGTGGAGGAATCGGGGTTGTTATGGTATCGACTGCCATTCTTACTGAGCCACTTGTAAATCGTCCAGTCTTGGGAGACCAACTCATTATACATCTAAAAGCATAAACTTCCGTAAATCGCTCACCTGCGCACTTATCTCAGGGATAACGAAGATCGCGGGATATACAGAGCTCAACGTTTTATCGCATAGGGTTGGTCCTGTCGTCTCATCAATGGTTGTCGTTACTCCGAATACCCTAGCAACCATACATGCAATGTCATACTTACTTGCCGGAGTAGGAGACGCAACATGTCGTACTCCAGACCAGAAGAGATTCTCTGTTATGATTTTTTCGATGACTTTGCAGTACTCAAGACACGTGATGCCATTCCACATGTGGTTTGTCCAACCTTGAATAGTTCCAGAGCTGTTCTTGACAAACTCAAGGAAGGATTTTTTGTTTGATAGCTCTTCTCCAATAATAGATGTTCGGATAACAGTACAGCCTGGTTCTCCGAGAGACTTGCTGAGCCCGTAGTGTCCGCTTTCGTCGTGAGCATCCGCCTCAGTGTACATTCCACGTGTTCCGCTGAATACACAATCCGTCGTAGGCTGTATCATACGGCAGCGGTACTTTTCACAGACAGACCAGAGAAGGTGAGGAAACACCCCATTTACAATGTAATAATTCAGGGGGGTCTGATTCCTCTGGGGGATCGCGCCAATACAATTGATAACACACGTAGATTCGTTAATCCCATGGGCTAAGAGAACTGCTTCGATATCCGCACTTGTTGTGTCTTTCGTTACACGGAATCCACGGACTACTCGAATGTTCTTGAAGTAAGAATACACATACCGACCAAGCATCCCAGTATGTCCAAAAAGAATAATATTTGTAATCATATGTGATCAACCCCCGCAGGGGGTAAATACTTTATACCCTTTTAAATCTGTTCATCATATAGTCTCGATCATTGTTGTTTGGTTGAACATTTTTACCGACTACAGCCCTCCTAAAAAAATAACTTCGGCCACAGATGAAACGGTCTACAACAGTGTTTTTAATTTTATTTTTTAGATGTATTTCTCCTGACCAGATATCTCCGATATTAAAGTACGTATCATCATAAATATTTGAAAGGTAGTCTAGCTTTGCAGCCCAACACCCATCGTCAAATGCCCATTTTCCTGATAGCACGAAATCTCTTGACGTGGAAGGATATATCTTTAGTGTATCTGTAGTATACACAGCAGGCATGGATTGAACGTGTGTAATCTCAAGTGGGGTCATTTCCATATTTAACATATTGTAGTCTCCAGTCTTGATAAAATTAACTAACTCTGTGTTCTCTTCGGGTTGAGAATATGAATCATCCTGCATAAATATAACCCGATCATACTTTTCAGCTCTGCATTTTTGGAGTGTTCGCTTAAATGTTTCGGTGTACGATATATCATTATACCGAACAATCTCAAGATTCTTGATCTCTTTAAAAAATTTAAAGTTCAAGATAGTGTTCACGTAGTCGTCTGAACAATTGTGAAATGAATAAATATTCTTATCAAATGAATTACGAAAGTGTATCTGATTATCATCGCAATTATGAAATCTAAAAAGAATGTGCCTGTTATCTGAATATGTTTGACTAATCACGCAAATTTTTCTATTCATCCTTGTTCTATAGTAACAGTATGTCTATCTAAACCACTCAATAGATCTCGTTTATACGATACTTATTGAGCCCTGTTTCCAGGACCGTTATTTATTTATTTTTAGTTAACATCACTACTACACACCACCGCCGTATAGCTGTTTAGTTGGAGTACGCGAGGCCGCCCATGCCGGACATGACGCGGAGCACGTTGTAGTTCACCGCGTAGATGCGCACCTTCGCCGTGCGCTGGTCGCGGACGGTGTTCACCGACAGCGTCAGGTTGATCGTCGCCTTGTCGATGCGCGAGAAGTTGCACGTGCCGCTGGGCTGGTGCTCCTCCGGCTTCAGGGCAAACGAATACACGTTGATGCCCACCGACGGCGTGCGCGAGTGGTGCTGCCAGGGCTGCACCTTGTCGAAGTAGCGGCCCTCGCGCTCGGAGAAGCGGTCCTGGCCGTTGAGCTGGATCTTGGCGACCTCCACGGGGTTCTTGCCCTCGCACTTGACGTTGGAGGCGAGGATGACCTTGGCGAGCAGGTAGTTCGTGGTGCCCTCGAAGAACGCCTCATCGCCGACCGAGCCGTCCGCGTTGTAGAGCTGTGAGCCAGTGCCCAGACCAGCGCCGGACGAGGCGCCAACACCGGGCAGGTAGGCAGCGCCGTACGCGCCGGCCGGGCCCGGTGCCCAGGTCGGGACCGTAGCACCGGCAGACGTCGCCAGGGCGCCGCGGCCGAGCACGGCCGTGACGATGCCCTCCGTGCTCCAGTCGTCGGAGTAGTTGAACGGCTGCTGTCCGTACGCCTGGGCAACCCACGGCGTAGGCGGGGAGTTGCAATCCACGAACGAGTCGCGCTGGACGACCCACACCAGCTCCTTGACGGGGTGGTTAAAGTTCATCTGGATCTTGTTGGACGAGGCCGTGACCGTCTCGTCGCCCGTGAACTGCAGCTGGTCAATCAGGTACTCGTGCGACTGCTGGGCGAACCGGCGGCGCTCCTCCGTGTCGAGATAGACGTAATCCACGTACAGCGACGCGGCAACCAGCTGGAGCTGGGAGATCGACGTGACACCCGAGCCGAGGGAGATGTTCGTCTGGACAGGCAGCAGCGAGATGTTGAGCTGCTGCTTGTCGGCGTAGCAGCAGTTGTAGTTCTGCTCGAACTCGACGTTGATGCGCACCTCGTGGTACTGGAGGGCGATCAGCGGGATGGCCAGACCGGGGTTGCGGCAGTACCAGAACTGCAGGGGGATGTAGAGCGTCTTGAGCGGGGTGCCGGCGCGGGACAAGCACGAGTTGGTGGCCTCCGAGGCGGCGCACGTGGCGTCCAGCGCAACACCCGAGCCGTCCTTCAGCAGCACGAGGTCGGCGGAGTTGCCAACCATGTCGTCGAACGACACCTGGGTGCCGACGGGCTGCGTCAGCTGCGTCCAGATCTGCATCCAGTCACCATACTGGCGGTCAATGCGCGAGCCGCCGATCTCGATCTCCACCTGCTTGAGCAGGCGGTGGCCGACGTAGTTGAGCCAGCGGAAGCGGGCATCCGGCGTCGAGAGGGTGATCTGGGGCAGCGTCACCTGGATGTAGGTGCGGTACATCAGGTCAGCGTTGCGGCTGATGACAGCCGTCACACGGCGGCCGAAGTCAGCCTGGCCGTTGAACGTCACCTCAATCGCCTCCATGGCGAAGTTGGTGTGGCGCTTGTAGAGCACCTTCCAGAACGTAATCTGGGGGTTACCCGAGATGTAGATATCCTGAGCGCCGTACGAGACGAGCTGCATAAGTCCGCCTCCCATAGTTTGTTATGCTTCTACGCAAGAGAATTTTTTTCTGGGGGTCCCCGTGGCGACCCTTTGTCCTGGACATGCGGTTTCAAATGAGAAATTATTTTCTTCAGATAGAGAAGCAATGCTAAGCCCCCTCTTCCGCTACCCCACGTCCAACCTTTTGATCAACACTTTCCTCCGTTCCATCGTAGTTATTCTCGGCATGGTTTTGGGACTGAGGATGTCATGGTATTCAGCGTATTGGGGTGCGGTCATCCACGATGGAATTTCACTCGTTTTGATACAACGGTATATATAAGCAGGGATGTCCACGAACAACGTGCTTTCCAATATCGCTACAACCAGTGGGTACATCACCGCTATGTGTTCTATCCCATCACTGCTTGATGCAACCTATGATACTATCCTGTTCGGGACATCTACCGGTAAGGTATATAAATACCAGCCTGCTACCGGTCTTGTTACGATGCGGCTAGGAAAAGATGGAAGTGATTTCACCAGTGAGATTCGTGCAATCACCACGGATCCTGGCAGTCTGTTCGTCTTTGTCGGTGTCCCGGGAAACAACGCGCTCTGTCGTTATCGTACCACCGATGTTATCGTCAATAACCAATTATATACTATCTCGGGCACCTCCAATTCCAATATTTATACAAACGGCGATAATACGGGAGGTATTGCAGTGAATTCTCAAGGAGAGGTATTCTTTGTCAACCAAAGTGGAGGAACAATTAGTTCCGTTGGAAATTATGGATATGAGAGAACTCCAACTGTACAATACTCAGACATTACTCCTACATTTGTCCCGGACTTCCGCACTCTTCAGTTTCAATCCAACGAAAATAGGCTCTTTATAGCCGATAACAAGTTGGGCATCGTGTATTACTATGATTTTGTCAAGGATACTGGCGCAATCACACCATTTTTTCAGTATCCTCCCAACCAAAATCCACTCTCATTCTTTTTTGATTTCAACAATAACTTGTTCTCAACCCTTGCAACTGAAGGATTCGTTACCGTCCGCACGGAAGGAAATAATCTTTACACGGTGATTGCTGGTGGAGGAACGGAACTCATTACGACCGATCCGAATGAACTCAAGATTGTGACTCCACGTGCTATCATTGCAGATAATGTGGGAAACCTCTTCTTTCCATCCGATATATCTGGATCGAACTCAAGCTATCTCTTCTATCTCTCATTTGAATTCGTCCAGCGCGCAGGCGTCACAAACTTCCCTCCGCGCCAGAAACCAGTCGATTGCGGTCTTCCTGCTCCGGGAAACTGCAAGAAGCCAGCGCCAACATTCAATCCGCGTGAATTCTGGGGTTGGGGGTCTCCGAATCGCAAGTTTCTTACTCCCGACCCTAATCTTGGATGCACGCTGACACCCTATGTTGCATGTGCTACCATTCTTCGCTTACCAATTCCTCCCGATCCTCCGCCGCCTCCGCCGGTTGTTATTCCTCCAGTGATTCCTACACAAATTCCCACTCTACAGTTTTCTGAACGGCGTGTGAGTTTATCTCCCACTCCTCTCATCGCAGGTCAAGTAATTACCATCTTGGATATTTCTGGTTCGGGCGAACTTGTCGGTGCACCCGCTATCGGTCCGCTTGGCGAAGTATTCGTAGGAACGTCCTCGGGTAACCTGATAAAATACACGACCTATAGCGATACGTATTTTCCTCGCGAAGAATGGACTCGGAATCTTGGGGCTCCTATCACAGTCTCTCCGTCGGTTAGTCGGAAAGGCGTCGTGGGTGCCTTTGCCGGAAACACCCTGTACTCGCTGAATCCCAGCGGTGCCATTCTATGGTCGTGCAACTTACCTGCAGCACCTGCTGGTTCAGTGGCGTTTGATGGAAAATCCCTCATTGCAGCCTACGGGCAGTATCTCGGATACTTCTTTTCGAATGGACAACCAATTTGGATAAACCAACTACAGGATTCAAACGAATACTTCACCGTCTCTCCACTCATTTACGCTTCGGTGGTGCTTGTAGGAACGAACTTGGGCACGATGTACTGCTTTGATCGCGACGGCAATAACCTGTGGGGATACAACACAGCTACTGGTTTTCCAATTACGACAAGTCCTGTACCCCTGACCCAAAATACACGCGTTGTCTTTGCCAATGGAGCCATAGTCTATGCTATCAATACTCAGAATCCGCGCAAGCCTCGTTTTGATATTCTATGCGATATCAGCAGCATTACAAGTATCCAGTCCAGCCCAGTTGCGGTGATGGATACCTCGGGAGGAGATATTATATCCCGGATCTTCTTCACTGCTGATAACTGCAATGTGTGGAACATCGTACTTTCCAATGACACAATTTTAGAGGTGAAATCCACTTCGACGGCAGATTACGAGCCTACGTTTTCTACCTCATTTTCTGCATCTCCTAAGCTCATTACTGTCGCATCTCGCAAGAATACATCTGGATACATTTACCAGCTTAACATGGATCTATCCCGTTTAGCAGCTATCGATCTGAGCGATAAGTATGTCAATAGTGAAAGCGTTCTCTTATCTGCATCTCGGCGTATCTACGCTCTAGCAAACAGCCCAAATCTGTGTAACGGATATCTAGTCACACTCTACGGCGAGGCCCCAATTTTTCCACCAACCAATTTTGTGGCACGTCGCCCGGTGGCGCCGCCGCCAACACCCCCTGCACCGGATGCTCCAACAAACTTTCAAGCAGACGGCTTCAGGATAGCCACCCGAAGCACGATTTCGCTCGTATGGGATTCGGCATATCGTGGATACGGAAGTCCAGTGACAGGATATACATTGACAATATCGCCAGCAGACAGGAACGGAGACACCACGTTTGATGTTGGACTAGTTACGGCATACACGTTCAGCAACCTTGCAAGTATAACTTCCTACACCTTCACTCTAACGGCCTACAATGACGAGGGTGGTGTGTCTGATTCTGTGACTACTACTGCCCAAACTCCAAGTTCAAGCGGTCCGCTGGATCCTGTGCGTCCTGGAATAGGCCGGGTGACGTCTTCAACTGCTGAATTATCTTGGGCATCCGGGTCGCCGGGGGGAGGCAGTGCGGTAACCGGCTATGAAATATCCTGGGATGTAAACACAAACTATGGCTACCAGTGGTACATACACGCTCAGCGGAGCCGCAACACTCGCAACTGACATAAGCGGTCTGGCGCCGGGAACGACCTACTCGATTCAAGTCCGTTCGTACAACGGCACAACTTACTCGCCAGGGAACGGCGACATTATCGTGGCAACAACGCTTAGCGCAGGGCTCCAACCAACCGACCCCACTGATGTCCAAGTACGAACTGGTACTCCTTCTACTGCGACTACCGTCACTATTACTTGGCAACCTGCTGACCAGAATGGAGGAGCCGGGCTTAGTGGCTACCAGATTACATGGGATCCTCCTTACGGCGGAACGCAGCCACAGATCTTCGAACCCGGGGCCTCGCTGCCTTATGCCGCGACGATTACCGATCTGGAACCGTATTCTCGCTACACATTCACCGTGACGACTATAAATGAGGATGCCTCTGCATCTCCGGGGTATGCAAAGGTTGTCGCCGCAACGGCACGATCCGATGGATGGCATGATCCTTCTCAGTTTGCGATTGATAACACTGTTGCAGCGACCTCTAACTCGATCGCTCTAGATTGGGTCGATCCCGACCGCGAAGATTCCTCGACGAGTGACTTGTCTGCGTTTTTGATTACCTGGCAGCCTCCGGATGGTGGTGGAAGTGTCTATACCGACAAGTATGATACATATAAGATTGTCACAGGACTCGAACCTGAGACCACATATTCATTTAATATTGTTTCAGTCGATGAGTCTGGTAACACGTCTCCTGGAAACTATTACATCACCGGCTCAACGATTGCTCTGGGAGGTCTTCTGGCCCCTCTTGACCTTGCGCAGGATGGTCAGGCGACAAATAACACCGTGTCTATGACGTGGATTCCTGCCGTTGCTACTGCACCCGACACTATTGAAAGCAACGTCATCACCGCATACGATATATCGGCGGATTATTACCTGCCGCCTCAGACCTCGGTAGGAGATCAGAGCAATTACACTTACTCGAATTTGTCTGCCGGTACTGAGTACAGGTTTTCTCTTGTGGCATTCTCCACAGGATTCAGTGCCGAGTGCGCAACTACGTTCGATGCTACCACATCCGTATCTGGTGCGCCATCCGATCCGATCCTGTCACTGACAAGTATCGCGTACAACAATGCCGCTTTCTCTTGGAATCTATCCGGAAACGGACGTAATGGAGGCGTTAATCTCTCTAGTTACTTCATCGAGTATTATGACACAAATGCCGGTCCGGAAACAGCTCTGACAAAGAACCCGGCAGGCTCGCTTGCAAATCGCAGTACCGTGATTTTTGGTCTAACTGCCAATACAGATTACACCTTCAAAGTGTACGCTCGCAATGTAAGCGGACTCATATCTCCTGGAGGCACCGAAGCAACAGTGGAAGCTACGACCCTAGAGCTAGGTGCTCCTTTCACGCCCAGCAATCTCCAGGCTCATCCGTATATTCCGGCGACTTCTACGTCCGTCACTGTCATGTTTAACAGTGCCTACAAGGGTCCAGCGGAGAATTCAGAGGTTACAAACCATATTGTGCAGATCTCCCCTCCAACCTCGACTGACCAGGGCACTTTCAACATAGGGTTAGATACGACGCTAACGATCTCCAATCTGACGGAAGATACGCTTTATAATGTTCGCGTCAGAGCTGAGAACGCTGACTTTATCCTATCTCCTTGGTCGGGGTCCCTGGGGCTAACGACCAGTCCGGCGGCTGGACCTGGAGATGTGGGTGGACTCCGGACAAGCGGCCTTGTCGATGCAGACTCCATTCCAATTGCCTGGACCAGTCCCGACGAGCAGGGCGGAGACCCGATCACTGCATACGAGGTCTCATACACGTCTTAAGAAACGAGAAACGAAAAATATGTTCTACATATTCAAAATTACACGTCGTAGCTGCGATAAGTAATTTTGAGTCAAAATATATTCAGGGGTATAAAACAAACCCATGACTACGGCTACAGTAGGCGCAGACGTCTTGGATTATATTATTACAGGTCTATCCAGTAATACCGGCTACAGTGTCACGATAAAGGCGATAAATGCCGATAACCCAGCGGGTCTAAGCCCTGGAAATTACGCTCTATATGCCACCACCTCCACTCCTGGAAAGCCGACAGACCCGTGGGGGGTTCGGTTGAACGGTTTGGCAACGTCCAATACCGTGGCGCTAATCTGGCAGGATGCATCTCGTAACGGCGGAGGTGCAATTACTGGATACACGATAAACTGGCTGCCCCCGGATGGAGGCGGCACTCACACACTCACAAGCAATGTCTCGCAGTACCGAGTTGAAAATCTAGAACCGGGATCGCGCTACACATTTAACGTGATAGCCAACGCGGGTACTCTCAGCTCGTCTCCAGGATACGCAAAGGTTTCGGCGGGAACGAACGCTTTGAATGGACTATCCGACCCGTCGGGATTTGCCCAGAGCACGCTTACGACTGCAACCACCTTTGGACTGGAGTGGCTTGCGGTGTCGAATGTTGGCAGTACAACATTGTCCGAGTATGTCGTTCTATGGCAGCCTCCGGATGCTGGTGGATATGCCACTTTCCCTCCTAACGCGGTGGACGGGTCAATTACAGGTCTTACAGCAAATCGGCAGTACACCTTTAATATTTACAGCGTTGGTGTAAGTGGGGCAATTGTAATAAATTCTCCTGGCAATTTTTACGTCACTGGTTCTACCCTTGCAGAGGGCGAACCCCGACCTCCTTATGATCTCAGAATTAATGACGCAAGCGGCGGAGTTACGTCAAACTCAGTGGCTCTTGAATGGACTGCTGCGCTTCCTGGAACGGAAGGTGACTTTATCGAATTCTACACACTCACAGCGACAGATGTATCTGGTTTTACTATTGTTCAGAACACGTCTGTTGGAACGTTTCCAAAGGGCGCAGCCACCACATTAATATTTACGGGTCTCTCTGCAAACACGGAGTACACTTTCACTAATCTTGCCGTAACCGATCTAGATCTTTCTGCAGCGGGACTGGATTCTCTTACGGTGACAACAGCGGTGTCGGGAGGACCACTTGATCCCGTGATGTTCGCTGTCGAAGGATCAATCACAACCACGTCTGTGAAGATTGGTTGGGACCAGCCTACTTTTGTCGGTTCTAAGACAATTTCCAGTTATACACTCACATCAGTACCTGCCTTCCCCGCGCAGCCCCGTATCATTAGTCGGTTTACTCCGTCGTATGACAGCCAGGAAACCGCAGTAACTGGTCTGACCTCCGGCAAATACGTCTTTACAATGATTGCAACCGATGTAAGTGGAGTGTCATCAACGGGTAATAATGGACTCGATGTAACAATAAATACGGCTGGCGCTCCTGGTTATCCCACCGGATTAGAGGTAAATCCAGCTATTCCGGCAACATCTACAGCTATTTCGGTAGTATGGAATTCCGCCTCCCGGGCTGGAGGATCTGCTATTGCATTCTACAATATATACGTAACGGGTGTCACCGCTGATTATAATAATACATTCACAACATCGAACACGGCCTTTACTATTAGTGGCCTTGAACCTAGCACGGGGTATGGTATTAATGTTACGGCTACTAACCTATCTGGATTTTCCTCACCTCTTGTGTCAAACGCTGCGATATATGCAGAGACACACGCGACGGATGCTCCTGGCGACCCTGGTTTCTTTTTCCTCGCCGCGCGCGCGAACTCGCCCCAGAATGTGCCGGTGAATAATGACTCTATCCATGTCGAGTGGAACACTGCAAGCGCGGATGGCGGAGAGGATATCTCAGGATACGTGGTGACATGGGAGGCGTAAGGTAGATACGGATAGATATAAACCCATTCATAAATAAGCGGTATGAACCCATACGAAACAATCATTCTTGATTGGTCGGCGAGTAAGAGTTATACCGATCTCGGAATAAACGTAACGTACACAATATTTGCCGACAACCTTGGGGGTAATGTTCTTAGTAACACTACAGCTCCCAATGCAGTGACATACGATTTCGAGGGTCTAGAATCGGGCAGGCTGTACAAATTCAATATTATCGCAACCTCCGACGGGAAGTCATCGCGCCCCGAAGATGTTCCGGACGTGTTTATTCGCACGATGATTCATCCTGTATATGACGTCTCAGCGAATCCAGTACCTGGAACATTCGGAACGGTTGCAGTGCAATGGACACCGGGAACAGACTACGACCAAACATACCAGGTGGTGGCAACACCGACAATGGGTGTCTCAAGTCAGTTCACAATCAATGCACCTTTCACATCTATAAACTGCACCGATCTCCTAGCAAACAGACTCTACCAGATTGTGGTGACAACCTTCATTACAGGTCAGTCAAGCGAACCAGAAACATATGCATTTGCATTCACGGGTACAGTTATTCCACCGACAAACCTTGCATTAACAAATGTCAATATTTCGAGCGCTAGTCTCGCATGGGATGCGCCTACATCTGAAAATCTATCCTATGCGATTGATGCGATTACCTACTCTGGTATTAGTCAGACTTTCTCTGGAATTACAACTACGCAGTTCGTCTGTAGTAATCTAACTTCCGGCGCTACCTATTATTTTTCGGTTTATACAGTGTATAAAGGACTTCGTAGTATTGACTCGATTAATACACAAGGAATTCTTCCAGTGGCTCCTCCCACCAATCTATCGTTTGCACAGACAGACCCTACATCCGTACAACTCAATTGGTCTGCGAGTCCAGCCCAAGTTCCAGGGTATCAGACTGTGGTCTATAACATCAGCGGCACCAATATCTCCAACTCCGCCGACTACTTTTACGAAACGACAAATCCGAATGCTCTCACCTACTTGCTCGACGATAAGATTATTCCGGGAACAATCTACAACGTTTCTATTACCACTCAATTTGAAGGTCAAGAAAGCGAACCTGCTCTTATCCAGGTTTTTACCATAACGTCTCCTCCTACAAACCTAGTGGCTCTACCCACCTACGGAAGCACAACGTCAATTACGGCAAGCTGGACTGCAAGTCCTACGCTTGGAGTATCGTATAGGGTGTATGTGAACGGTGTTGCACGCAATGCTGGAACAGGTACATCCTATGTTATTACAGGTCTTGTTGCGGGGACATCCTACAATATACGTGTAACTGCTCTTTCCGGTACAAATGAAAGTCCTTCGACAGCAACCGTAACCGCCACCACATACATTAGCCCTCCCTCCAACCTTCGCAATACGTCTAAAGGTGAATACAGCCTGGGATTCTCTTGGAATGGGGTATCTGGCTCAGACTATGAAATCATATTAGCGACGAGCGGAACTCAGCTCACGGCGAATACGACAGCTACAACATACGAATTTTCTAGTCTGTTGTCGGGCGAACGATACACTGCGTCTATACGTACAATTAGTGGAGACCTTTCCAGTTATTCGGTCAATTTTAACAACCCCTTCTTTACGCTTGTTGCTCCTATTACCAATCTGAGCGCCTATCCTACTCAAGATTCGCCTGCAAACAGTTTAATTGTAGATTGGTCGCTCAGCCCTGCAGACTATGGAGATCCATCAAATACACGCTATAACATTTCTGTGACTCCGGGAGATCGTGTGATTAACGTGAATGGAGGAACTACAATGTTCGTTCTGTCAGATCTGTCCCCTCTGACATCTTACACAATTAGTGTAGTCACGCGCCGCCCGAAGCCTACAAGCAACCCTCCTCGTGCGAGCACAGCCGTATCGGTTATCGCATCCACGGAGGCACAGACATTTCCAGAAATGACATGGCTGACCAATTCCTACGGGTATGCGACGCAGCAGGAGACTTCACCCTACGGAATTATTTTCGCACGAGAGTCGTTTTGGATAACAGATAGTTTGGCTGGAGATATTTGGGTCATATCACCTCCAGATGCAGGCACTATGACCCCCCTCCGTGTTCCTACACCCTTTACCAACCCTCGCGGAATATCATACACTCCTGTATCTCCCGATGGAGCTCCCCTGTTTGTTGCGCATGCAGATGGTGTGTCGGTTGTATCTCTGGATGGACAGTTTGTCTATCAGCTTCAGGAAGCAACCAGCGCTGCATGGGGCATTGTTACCAATGACGAGGGGAATACGTATGTCAGCATTCCTACAACACAAACTATACAGTTTATTGATCCGTACTTGAACGTCACTACATATGCATCGAACCTGGGATCAAACCCCGAAGGGATTGCCCTTGCTACCAACGGGTTTCTCTATGCTGCAGATCCATCGCTCAATGCTGTAACATATGCTGATCCAAATGGTTCTGTTGGAGAACTATTGACCGTTCCGGGATCGTCGGCTGTATCATCAATTGTATCTGCTATCGATGGAAACTTGTACGTTGCCGATCGCGGAAATAGAAAAATATTCAAGGTGACTCTTGGAGGCGCAGTCAGCCTATTTACAACGCTCAGTGCTGGATATGCCCCTCTAGCTATAACACAGGACCCCTCAACCGGATACCTCTACACCACCCATTCGAACGGAACCGTCACCGAAATTCGGGTCACACTCACTTAACTTGAACTGACCATGCGCGGGGATATATGCATAGCCTCCAGCTCTTGGATCCACAACTTTACGGCATACGGGATCGTCTTGTTCTCGATGCCCGACTTGGACGAACACCCCTTACACTCATAGAGATGATCCTTCTCATTGATTGTAGAGAGCGTACCACACTTGGTGCAGACGCCCGTTGTGAATGGGTCGGAAACATCCATCAGCCGCTCCTTGGTAAAGACGGCAGCGCCGTGGGAAATGAAACAGTCGCGCTCCATCTCGCCTACACGCAGACCACCGTCGCGCGCCCTGCCTTCGCATGGCTGACGAGTGAGCGACACGATGGGACCACGCCCGCGGGAATGGCACTTGTCAATCACCATGTGCTTGAGGCGCTGGTAATGGGTCGTGCCAATGAAGATCTCCACCTCCATCATTTCGCCCGTCTGACCGTTGTACATGATCTCGTTGCCGTACGGGTGCAGACCCAGATTCAGCATGTGGTCCTTGAGATCGTCCAGACCCAGATGGGTGTAAGGCGTACCGTCACCCAGCGTGCCGCGGGCCGTGCCCACCCGACCATACATTGTTTCCAACAGCTGCGCAATCGTCATGCGCGACGGAATGGCGTGAGGGTTCATAATGATATCGGGACGCAGTCCAGAAGCCGTGAAGGGCATATCACACTCATCCAGAATCATGCCGCACGTACCCTTCTGCCCAGCACGGGATGCAAACTTGTCACCGATCTGTGGGACACGCTCGGAAATCATGCGCACCTTCACGAACGGGTAGCCGTCCGAGTTCTTGTCTTGCCACACCCCGTCAATGCGCGCAGGCTCAGCGTTCTTGTGGGTGGTCGAGAGGTCGCGATACGTGTAACCGTGGGGGTCGCTCCGTAGATTCACAACCTTGCCGATCACCACATCGTTCTCCTGAACGACGGCGTGCTTCACAGGCATACCGTTCTCTTGGACAGCAGCGTATGAGGAGTGCTTGTAACTGCGCGTGCTCTCCTGCTTTGGCTTGGAGAACCGCTCTTCCCGACCGCTCGACACATTGCGGTGTTCCTCATCCTTATAGACGGTGTAGTAGAACCCCCGCATGAATCCTCGGTTCAGAGAGCCGCGGTTGAGGATGACGGAATCCTCTTGGTTGTAGCCCGAGTAGCATGCGATCGCGACAATGGCGTTAGCCCCGCTAGGCATCTCGTGCATGTTCAGGATATTCATGATCTGGGTCTCCACGATGGGGCGCTCGGGCGAACACAGCATGTAGGCGTTCCGGTCCAGGCGCTTGTGGTAGTTGGAGGCATATAATGTCATCGCCTGCTTGGCCATGGCAGACTGGTAAGCGTTACGAGGTGACTGGTTGTGGTTCGACAGCGGGATGCTCGCCGCCATGTGACCGAGAATCATGTGGGGATGAATCTCGCAGTGCGTGTGTGCAGGCGTGACCTCGTCGGGGAACATCGCAAGGCGCACAACCTCGGACTCGTTGGGATCAATGTACTCAATGCACGACATCACCCAGTCGTTCCAGTTATCGGAGGCGGGACGGGGCAAGAGCTTACCGTTCTCGACGCGGAAGACGGGGCGAACGAGACGACCAGCGTCGGTCTCCACGATGATCTTGTTCTCCAGGATATTCCAGGCAACAGAGATATGGGGATGGATGCGCGCACTCCACTTTGCCTTCTTGAGCTCGCGATGGACGCACTGTGGCGTGTTGGTGTAGGCGACGATGACGCCATTGATCACGATGGCGACGGCGCCGGTTGTCCAGATATCTTCTAGCCAGACGATACCTTCCAGCTCCTTGAGTAGATTGAGGACGATGAAGGACGGGACGTGGTTCGAGATGCTGGACATGAGGCTCATAGTCTTGACAATACCAACCGAATGACCTTCTGGAGTCTCGACGGGGCACACAAAGCCCCACGAGGACCCATTCAGCTTGCGGGGAGCCAGCAGCTTGCCCGACTTCTCTACCGGCGTCTGGATACGGCGCACATGCGACAGCGTGGCGTTGTAGGACAGACGATTCAGCACCTGCGACACACCCGATTTGGTGGCGTTCGAGAGGGAGGTAGAATTGGAGGTCCCGAGACCCTGGACAGTGAAGTTGCCCGTGGCAAGAGCCTGCTTCAGCTTGCCCTCGATGGACGAGACCTTGAGAATCTTGTACAGATTGGAGAGAACCAAGACGTCTAGGACACGACCAGACCGCTTCCAGTTATCGTTGTTGATTTCATGGACGAACTTGGAGCGGATATCCTTGCACACCTTCTGGAACAGCTGGCGGAAGAGATGGGTCAGCAGCGACCCAGTGGTCACCACGCGCTTGTTGGGGTAAGCGTCGCGATCATCCTGCGGCAGCTCGCCCTTCGCCGTCTTCAGGAGCTTATGCACCATGGTCACGATAATCTTGACCTTGCGGGCAATAATGACGTTGGGCGGAGGGTTCTCGCCCGACAGGCTCACGTGCGGAAGGAACTCGGTGAGCAGGAGGGCCCGAACGTGAGGCGTCTTGTCCTCGGCGGCAGGGGGATACTGCAGGTTGCGCGACAGGTATTCTACCGCCTGGTCCTGAGTGAAGACTTCCAGGTCCGCGCACTCCTTGAACGATGCAGCCAGGTAATCCTCGTCAGCGCCCTTGAGTAGGTCATAGACCTGCTTGTCCTTGGTAATCCCGAGAGCGCGGAAGAAGACCATCATAGGAATGTCCTCGCGGAAACGGGGAAGGCAGACGTTGAGGGGGTAGCCGAGACCATTGAACTTGCTGGAAATGCGAATCTCCAACTTCTTGGGGGGTAGAGTGAAGCTCTCGTGCAGGGACTTCATCTCCACCGCATGTGTGTGCTTTGTCGTGGTCTTCTTGTTGAGGAATACCATGATACGGTTGTCGGCCACCTTCTCCTGCGAGAGAATGGTGCGCTCGCCGCCGTGGATGATGAAGTAGCCCAGGGGATCGTGGGGGCACTCACCCATCTCCTCCATCGTCATCGGGTAGTCCTTGAGGACGCAGAGCGAGGAGCCCAGCATCACCGGGATCTTGCCGAGAGAGATGCCCTCAAACACCTTGCTCTCCTCATGAACTTCCCCGAGATCTGGACCGCTATACGTCCGCACCTTCAGGGTGATATCCACAAACATCTGGGCAGCATACGTGAAGTTGCGGATACGAGCTTCGTAAGGCAGCATCTGCTTCAGCCGACCCGTCGCCTCCTGGATGCGCGGCTTGAGGTAGCTCACGTTGTCAAACGACAGGCGGAACTCGTACTTGTACTTTTTGGTCACCTCATCTTGGTCGTGCCAGACCACAATCGGCGGCGTGGAACGAAGGATAAGGGGTAACTTGTTGTACAGGAAGTCCTCGAAGGGTTCGATCTGCGACTCGGAGAACCTTGCCACACCCTTCTGGAAATACACACGAATAGCGTCCATGATGTGTTCTTGTACTACACTGGTTCGCCGTAAGAGATTATATCCGTTTTTAGAATAAGAAGGATGCCCCTAACAAACGCCGAGTTTGCTTCCCCTGGTGATAAGATCACGATTATCAAGGAGGGCAGCGATCCCGCCTTTAATGGCTCAGACAAGTCGGTGCGCGTCAGCCAGATTACACAGCCGCCGAATCCCGAGGCCATGCCGTGGGGACCGGGTTTCAAGGGCGGTCGTCGTCGGGGAACCAAGACGTACCCCCGCGGTATTCTTCGTAAGACGGCACGTATTGTAGCGACTCGCAACCCGTCAAAAGCCCCGCCGACACGTAAGCGTATGGTAAGCATTGCGACGGATAAGGGTGTAGAGAAGATGCGTCGTACTGCTCGCAACAAGGCATACAATACGGATATCGGAACAATTCGTAAGAAGCTCGTGGAGAAGAAGATCATTTCCCCCTCCAAGAAGACGATCCCCCCTGCGGTTCTTCGCACCCTCTATGCCGACTCGGTTGGAGCGGGACTTCTTTCTTAATTTGTTTATATAATGACCATGCGTTGGGGCCCCCTCGGGTGGGCAACTCTTCACTCAATAGCAGCTGCCTACCCAGATGAACCGTCTTCGTATGAAAAGGAATTGCTAGAACGCTGGCTCCATTCGTTTAAAGAAACGATTCTCTGTCCGTCGTGCTCCAAGCATTTTTCTGACACGATTGAGAATTATACGCGGAAGTTTCCCACTTGGATGCATAGTCGCCGAGGCGTTGTAGAGTTTGTTCTTCGAGCGCATAATACTGTCAATGCCAGGACATATAAACCTGTCTATACTCTAGAAGGTAGCGTAGCTGAATTGCAGAGAATCCTTCCAGAAACTATTGTTGGTCAGAAACGTCAGGAGTACATTCTGTACATCCGTTCTGACTGGATGAAGAATATGACTCTATCAGGAATCTCTACCGCCCCTAAACTGCGAGAGCTTCTGACGATCGAAGAGAACTACTGGTCTCGTCGTTCTTTTCAGTGGGCCGATCTTCTAAAATTCAAAGGGATTGCATTCAATCCTATAGTTGAACAAATGAACGTTTTAAGCAGTACATCAAACATACCGAAACTCATAGCACCGGCGCGGGGATATTCTCTTCCGAAAGCTGGAAAGATTGGACCCCTGTCAGCTCTGCGCTAGGCACCGAAATCAATGGCTCGCTCTCCCACGTGTAGGAACGCATCCACGGAATCCGTGTATCCGTCTCTTCATTGTACATCTCGTCAGGATAGACCTGCTTTCCGCCAACCCTCTGAAGTGATGCTTTAGGCAAGATGAACTGCAGCTGTTTGGTGATATTGAACTTAGACGGACTCACCCTCCACACCGGAGGCACTTCAGGGAAACGCAGGATCTGCCTAATCAGAGGAGCTTCCGATAGGGGATATACCCAGTTCCAGTCAGGGCATACGTTCTGACTGAAATACAGGTGTGTCCAGTGAAACGTCGTCCAAAAGGCTCGGACTACAAACTCGGTATCGTCTGAACCATCCAGGACGTGGAGGTTATACCTTGTTTCCAGATGAGCGCCATCGGGGCTCACGACTGATACTTCTGCAGGTTTCTGACGGGTCATCATCGCCTTGCGATAGACGGCTGTCTCCTGCTTGCCGGCACACTCCAGGAACGTCCGCCGACCCCGAGGCGTAAGAAGGTCGGGTTTCCCACAAACGTCATAGATCTTGAGCGCGCGATCGTGACCGCCTTCACGCAGGGAAAACATTCCCAAGCACGGCATGAAATCGTTGCCGAAACAAAGGACGCACAGAGCAACATACTGGGCAGCCGGAAGAGGCAGAGCTCCTGAGAGGGATTGAATGGAAAGAGCAGAGAATCCCTCTCCAACCTTGCCCCCGAATGTCTGGTTCTCGCGGAGGAGCTTTACATGCGGATGATACAGGGATAGCAGGATGAGATCAGCATCCAGACCGTAGATATACACATCTGTCTCCTGTCGAGTCTTGAGCCACTGGAAGATCTTGTGTTCGCCCTCGCCTGGTTCCTCCGTAGAACTCATGATAACATACGGAAACCTCGCACGAATCGCCTGGTCCAGTTCCTTCATGAATGGCGTTCCTGGCGAAATCTGGTTACGGTCAAAGACACCTGGCTCGCCGATTTTGAACCGGCGGTAGCGCTGCTGCACAATCTTGCCATAGGGGACAAGACCATCCATAGCAATGTAGAGCGTAGTCGGCTGGCAAGTCTTGTCCAGAAACGTTTGGAGTGCCTCCACGATACTCGCAACGGGGCGCGTATCGTCAAGGTACGTATGAATGAATGCATTGAAATCCATGGCACAAATAGCAGGCTGGAGGTGAAGTCTGATTTGGCTGACTATATGTTTATTCCTCCGGATCAGGGATGCGAAAAAGTACGGGATGCCCATCTTGTCTATATAATTTGTCTTGGCTGAAAACAAGAATGAAGGGAGGACAGCAGCAGCTAGTATCAAGCGCGACAAACTTTGTGACGGCGTGGTGGTGCTACATTGCCGCAGGACTGGCGGTACTGTTTGCGTTTCTGTATTACTCCAAGCCGACGCAGACGGTGACGGTGAAGAAGGAGACCATGTGCGGATCATGCCCGAACAAGAAGGCGGGAGGCGGATGGTTGTAAAAACGAGTTCGTAAAATGCTTGGCGGACCAAGAGACAACTCCAATATGACGCGTATCGCAGGTGTTCTGCAGCTCACCAGCAAGACGCGTTACGGCATGACTTCTCGCAATATCCCAATGTATCTCTTTAGCCCCCTGAATGTGCAATTTCCTCAGATGGTCATTGCCTCTACCCATCGCGATCTCAAGAAGAATATTCTAGTTGTCGCGGAAAAGATCAGTGACGAGAAAATCCCGAGGGGTCAGATCGTGTCCGTTCTCGGGACGTGTGGAGATCCTCTGGCCGAGCGCAAAGCCATTCACGTAGCCTATTCCCCCGAAGACTGGACGCGGTTCCCCGCCATCGTGGAACCCTCCGCGTTTCGTCCGGTTCTAGATGTCCCCACCATCAACATTGATCCCCCGGGCTGCGTGGATATTGACGACTGTATCTCTATTTGGAACGACATGGGAATCACGAAAGTCGCTATCACGATTGCGGATGTTGCTGAATGGGTCCGTGCAAATCCGTGGATGGCTCATGCGCAGAATATCGGACAGTCTCTCTACGATGGGGGTGTGGCTGTGCGCTCAATGTTTCCCAAGACTCTCGAAGCCCGAATGTCTCTCTTACCTGGCGAGAAGAGACTAGGATATGCCCTCATCTTCGATTGGGTGGGGGGAGTCCAGAATGCTCATTTCAAGGAGGTGACGATTGTCAATAAGAAGACTTATACGTACGAGAACTGCCAACTCGCAACAGAGATCCCAATGGATACCCTTCGCAAGATCTGCGAGTACCTAGCGGGTCGCTCACCGATTCTGGATCCGCACGACTGGGTCGCCGAACTGATGATCTTCTACAATAAGCAGATGGCAGAGCATCTCGTGAAACTGGGCAAGGGTCTGCTGCGCCATCATAGTGCTCCCGATGGCGAGAAGCTGGACAAGTACGAGCGCCTAGGTATGAACGCCCGGATGTTCGCGTATGCTGCTGCAACCTACGAGAACGTGTCGGCCGATGTCCAGCACTGGGGGTTCCAGACCCGGTACTGCCACGGCTCGTCTCCGATTCGGCGGTGGGCGGATGTAGTGAATCAAATGGCGATGAAGGGAATGGATGTCCCGGATGCACGGGATGACTGCAATCGCCTACAGAAGTTTGCAAAGAAGCATGCTCGCGACCTGGCGTTCCTGGATATCCTGCAACGAATGCCCCAGGACATTACGGGGATCGTTGTTTCGCCGACCCGTGTGTATATCCCTGACTGGGAGCGTATGATTACAAGTCCCAATAGTCTGCCCGAGGGGACACATGTGAATGTCCGGTACTTCCTGGACATGCAGCGACCCACCTGGAAGCAGCGCTTGGTCTTTCACGTGACTGCAGTGAAAACGGATTAAGAAGACCCTGCAACCCGAAAATCAACTACACAAAATGACGCACTTTCCCGTACTCTCCGTCCACTTCAACAGCGACGACTATCCCTACGACTATCATCTGGCCATCTGGAAGAACGAGGGGCTGGGGACATGCCTCTTCTACATTCTCGAGGACGACATTCCATCACACTTTGACCAGTTCTTGACGATTGGTCAGACCCTGCGCCGGATCCACACGGGCAATGCAGACGCGAACTATACATGGGACGATATTGACTTCTTCAGTGGCTCAGATGTTCAGAAGAAGTATGTCCTAGATATGCGGTGGGAGGAGATGCTGGATTCAGGGATGGCATCGCCTCTCCCCCTAATGATGACTATCCGCTTCCCTGGACGGAGGAACACTTCTTCGAAAGAGATCGAGTCTGTCAGCCAAGAGATCGGCTGCTCCATTTAGATGTCTAATCTACAAATAGGTAGGTTGAATGCCTTTTTTTTCAGAGCGAGGGATAGACTGGAGTATCTTTTATAAACCTGCTCCAAAATCCATCCGTGTAGGCGATCTTGTGTTTCTGGACGGAGATCAACGAATAGATGTCGGCATCGTGTGTTTTCCAGACACGGGGAATCTGTTCATGGCAGGCAAGTTTGCACCTTCAAACACAACGATAGGCGAAACTCTGAACTGGTTTGTCGGCGATGAGATATACGAAATTGATGTGGAAGAGTTGTATTTCCGAAACTCCGTGTCGCATACAGAACGTTCAGCTAAGCCTTGGGAGCGCAAAGCATTTTTCATGGGACACTGGAAACATTATGCCAAAACTGGAATATACGCTCGAGCAGTGATTCGTCTTGGAGATGAAAACGCTGAGCCTATATACTCCCCGCTCGATACTCTCCCATCCTCTAAAACCGATTCAATAGAGTGTTTTATTCCACATTGACTAAATAGAATGAATAATACTCTTCAAAGGACTCAGAGCGTACAATTAGACAATGCTGTTCAAAGACTGGACTTCGGAAATTCTGGTGACCCACCTGTTGCCCCTGAGGACGAGGATGTCTTCAGTCCCCAAGATTACAAGATCGCCGAGTTCAATGACCTTAATGACAATGATCTCATATACGTCCGATGGAGTGTTCCGCACGGGAGGGCGTACATGTACTCAAATCTTGACCGCCCTACGCAGTGGGTTGGAGCAGACTGGACGATCAGGAGGACGATTGATGTTGGCATGGGAATGGGACGCCTAGTTGATGAATATGACTTTGAGATTGAAGATATATTCTCAATTGAACATCGCGAACGTCTAGCTGATGACGGGATGTCCGAATTTGTCTTCCTGCATGCCGACAATGATGTTGATTCTCTCAAGATTGAGAGGATTCTGAATAGTAGGTGGAACTCTTACGCAGCAAACAAGATTTGCTTTAGCTTCCAGGTCAGTTAGAATAATTCGTATGAACAAATAACAAGAGGATGCCATCGCTGTCAAGATTGTATAGACAACTCAGTGAGATAGAAGATCGGGCGCGCGACCAAGGTAAGCCCGAATCAGAGATCTACCATATCCTTGACGGACTACTTACCAATTTCATTTTGGACCTCAACAAGGATGACCCGGAGTACAAAGCGAAGACCGATTATTTTTACTCTTTTCTACAGAGCGGAAAGTTTCCGAATGCTTCTCTAATATTTGAATCAAGGGGACATCAAGCTTCCGCACGTGTCCAGCCGGCGTACCGGACAGGAGGGAAAAAGACGCGTGGAAAAGGAAAAAAACTCACTCGCACCCGTCGCACACGGCGCCGACGATACTAGAGTCGCAGGTAAAGCGAATCTGGAACCACCAGACCCCGTACGAGATCAACCCTGATTTCGCGCAGAGTTTCCAAGACCCCAATATTTTTGGTGATAGTCGCCAGGGTCACCCACTCATCTACGATATTGGCTGTTTTCAAGATCGCCTTCATGAAGTTCCCCTCGTAGATCTCATACTGCGCACACAGAACCCCCATCTCCTCCCCACCCATCCATCGGAACACGACTTCGGGCCAGTAGTTGTGGATACCCCAGTACTCTGGCTGACTCTTAGGGTTCTCGTGGGCATACAGATCTTGGGCGATCATATGCACCGCCAAGAGAGCGTTCCTGAGCGTCTCGGGAACCCGGAGAGACTCTACCGTAATTGGATCTTCCGTCTTCTCGCCTTCCACGAAACACGAGAGCAGCGCCACCAGCTCTGCGCGGGGGAGATTGAATCCATTCACAAACATCTTGGACATCACTAGAGGATTGCCCTCATTGATTTCCGAGGCAAGAACACCCAGTTCTGTGAGCGTCTCCCCTTCCGCATACCCGAGTCGCTGGAGATTGGACAGGAAAGGGACTTCTACGTTTTGCAGGATAGCTAGCTTCTCTCGGAGGAGAACGAGGTAGTCCTGTGTTTTCTTGTATTCGCGGTACCGCTTCCACCCCTCTTCCCACTTGGGACCCACATGCTTATTCTTCCAGCTGTCCAGACCCTGCTGTGCCTTCTTGCGTTCCGCATTCTGCGTCATCTTGATCGTCGTCTCAAACGCATCACGCTTCTCAAACTCAGCGAGATCCAGTCCCTCATATTGTGTCTTGATCGTCTCCAGCTCAGCCGTCTTGGACTCAATCTCCATCTGGCGCTGAACGTACCAGTACGACTGCTTCACCAGTCCCATCCATCCCACCTTTCCCTGCTGCAGGCACTTCAGGAGGAAGTCGTAGTGGAAATCCATCCTCGACTCTAGGGACTGCTGCTGTCCCTTCATCATTGCCTGCACATCCTCCAGCGTCTCGGGCTTGCGGTCAGGGAGGTAATACACGAAGCCGCGCGTGTCCTTACCGCGGCGCCCCGCACGACCTGCCATCTGGATATACTCGTCGGTCCGCAGCATCCGTAGTCCGTCCGCGGCATCGTCGTACTTGCGGTAACTGGTGAAGACCACCGTCTTAGTCGGCATATTGATCCCGACCGCAAACGTCTCTGTTGCAAACAGCAGCTTCAAGAGACCGCGGGAGAACAGGACTTCCACGATCTCCTTGAGAATCGGAAGAAGACCGCTATGATGGAATGCCACCCCCTTCACAAGGAGGGACATCAACGAGTTGTACTGCGGAAGCATCTCTAGACCAGGGTAGCGATGGAGATGGAAGCGCACGATCTTCTGGATGGCTGCACCCTCTGTCGCATCAATCAGGGTATCGCTGACCTTGGCAGCGTACTGCTCACACATCTTGCGCGAGAACACGAAGAACATGGCGGGAAGCTTCTCTTCGACCCGGAGCATCTCCACCATATTGTTCATTTGGTGAAGGAAGCTGTCGGACCGGAGTTCGCGAACGACTGAAGGATCGTCGGCGGCACGCGCTTTGACCGCGTCCGAGTGCCGACGGGTCGCGTCATCAACGCTTTTCAGGTAACGCAGATAGTTAGAGTAAGCGTCGCGATGGAATACATCCTTTTCATCCATAACAAGATTCTTGAGTACGCGATGCTCAAGCGGCACAACCCGGTACTGCGTAGAGATCAAGTGCATTGGAACTTGTTTCATTTCACCGATCCACTGAGCAAAGATGTCTGGACTATGAATCGTAGCCGAGAGCAGGACAAGGCGAATAGACGGTGGCAGGAGGATCAGACACTCCTCCCACACCTTTCCTCGCGCTGGGTCGTTGAAGTAATGGACCTCGTCGAAGACTACAGCCTCAACACCGTCTAGAGAAAGGGAAGCGGTAGCCCCTACGCCCTCGGTCGATGACCCGATCTTGAACAGGAGATTGCGTAGGATCTCGGTGGTCATCACCACCACATCTGCCTGGGGCATGAACTTCACATCGCCCGTCATGATCCCGACAGTGGCTGACGTAGCCCCCTGGGCGGAGTACAACTGTTTGAGATCGTGGAACTTCTGGTTAGATAGCGACTTGATGGGGGTGGTATAGAACACCCGCCCCCCGCGCTTGAGTGAGTACTCGATCTGGTACTCGCCTACGAGGGTCTTGCCACTGCCTGTCTTGGCAGTGACCAGAACGTTCTCGCGAGCTTGGATAGCGGCAACAGCATGTTTCTGGAAAGGATCCAGAGGAAACGTATAAGACGTCTCGACCTCGGGAGCCTGGTTAATATCGCAAATCTTTAGCATTCTTCCTCTTCTTGTTCTGTGTCGTCAGAAGGGAACTCATGGGTCCGTTTTATCTAATCTAGCCGTGCGTATATATCCGGGCATCCGCTGTTTCGATGATCACATTGCACCACCGGGTTCCGTACTTGTCCGTGGAATAGACCGCATACCCCTTGCTCTGCAGCACTGCGATGTTGTCAAAATTTGGATACATATGGTCAATAAGGAGAAGATCCCCTGCGAGATGTTCGACCCTCTCAATACTGCATTCCGGGTCCTCTAGGAGCCGCAGCAGCTCTTCCATTAGAATAGAGTGGGTGGCATTTTCTTGCAGTACGAGCCACTGGAAAAGTAGTAGATGAAGTAGAAGGGTCCCATCATGACGGAAGCCAGGAGACCAAACAGCTTCTCACCGACCGACCCGGTGTATCCGAAGCAGATGAGGGACATCACAAACCCGACAATGCCAAAAATTGTCCAGAGACTTCCAAAGACAAGCAGGGCAATGCCACCGACAGAGTTAAAAAGCGACTTGCCAATCGACATCTTTGAACCCGTAGGAGGAGGAATCGCGACAACAGGGGTCGAGGGGGTAGCAGGGTTTCCCGCGCCTCGGTCCTTCGCCATCTGGTTGGCGATGGCATTGGACGGCTGAGGAGGAGGGAGATCAGTAGGAGGAGGACCCATCGGACGCTGGCTCATGTGTCTATTATACTTTGAGCCTAAAGATTTTCAAGCAGAGCGGAAGACAGTTCGCGCCAGAGAAATAACATCCTCATCAGTGATATTGGCAATTGTACGTGCTACATTGCAGAGACCCTCGTGGATATCCATCCACGCGTCATCGTTCCAGGGTACGCTGGTCGTGCGAGGAGGATTACCGGGGAAGTTCTCGAGGAGCACGCCATCCTTCTTCCCCTTCATGAACATGTAACACCGCAGCTGGACGAAATCATAGGCTGGCGGAACGTTCCAGAACCTCTTACGATTCTTCGTTTCCACAACCTTCCCATCCTGCAGACCGTCCAGATACCCGATAAGGCGATACTCGGGACACTCAAACTCCACAAATGTATTGCGGTCGGTCACCTCCTTGCCCGTCTCAGCAGCATACGTGTTCTCAGCCTTATCCTCCAACTTGGTCCCACGGCGCTTCTGAATCTCGCTTGCCAGTACCTGGTGCTCCTGCGTGCTCTCCACATGCGCCACTACCTGGGGATTGGATGCAGCAGCAGCCACAGTCGTTTGGCCAGATGCGATCTTGCTCACCACCTCCTTGAGGGCTTCAGTGACAGGGCGCTTACCTTCCAGTGTTTCCTGCACAACCTGCTGGATATGCGTTGTCTTGAACGTTTGAATTGCGCTCTCCATCTCCTTATCAGTCGTAGCCTTGCAGGCAACATCAACCGAGTTCCACATGGCACGCATAGTGGCTGGCGACGCCTGATCTACGATCTCGCGGTCGGTGCGTGCGCCCATAGACTCCTTGACTCCCAGGATGAGCGTCTTGAACTTTGGCAGTGACGATAGAACCTTCAGGAGAACTTCATTCTTGGATTTGTATGGATTGCGGCCAAGGATACCGGCAACTTCAGAGGCTGAGAAACGAGGCTTCATTTTAAACTACTTAGGATTCTACACGTAGATGCGTTTAAGCATCCGTTTTCCTACCATATAGTTCATGAAGTTCAATTTCATCGAGATTGGAACATCAGACTTTGATACACAACTCCAATTAGCGACGGATGAGCGGGGTCTGTCCATTGAACCCGTAAAGCTCTACCTCGATCGGCTCCCAGACAAACTAGGTGTGACAAAGATCAATTGTGCAGTATCTGATCACCCAGGGACTCTTGATGTGTATTATGTGACACCCGAAACAATCGCCGAAAAGAATCTTCCAGACTGGATGCGCGGTTGCAGCTGTGTGGGATCCCCACATCCCAAGGCAATTGAACTTCTGGGTCGTGATAGTCCGCTGATTGAATGCAAATCCGTGGAGGTGAAAACACTTCGGCAGATTTTCGAAGAGAACGATGTCACAGAGTGCGATTACTTGAAAATTGATACGGAAGGACACGATACTGTGATCCTAGGTTCTCTCGCCGACTGCTCTGTCAGACCCAAAACTATTCGCTTTGAAACCAACGAGCTTCAGTCGTCTGGAAAGGTAGATGCATGTCTAAAGTTTCTCAAGACGCTTGGATATCGCGTCGTTCATCGGGGAAATGATACCATCGTGCGTCACAGCAGCGAACCCGTTCATGTCTTTCTGTTCAATGATCCTTTTTGGTCTATTGGACGCGTTCATCGCGGAATTGAAAAGTATCTCACCGACGAGTTCAAGTTTAAGTACGCCTATGAAGTGAAGACGATGGAAACGTATATTCAGAATGCAGATATCTGTTTGGCGACGTTTTGCGCCTATGATCATGTGGAAGCGCTGCACAGAAAGTATGCGTCCAAGATCGCGTATATTGCTCATGGATATCCAGATTTTCGCCCTGGATTCTCAGATGCATATTTATACACGATCACAAGCCCCACGCTAAAGGAGTTTGTTCCCTCCCACGTCAATGTCGGACTGACTCCCAACGGAGTGGAACCATCGGAGTTCCGTTATGTCCCGCGAGACGGAACTTTGAAGACTATGGGATGGTGCGGCGCAGAGACATATCGCAAGCGTCCAGAGATGGCGAAGAGTATTTCGGACGCATCGGGCATCCCTCTGTCGTTTGCTACGAAGCTTACGTTTGATGAGGTCAAGGAGTGGTACCATACGGTAGATATACTGGTTGTGACCAGTGGTCCTGAACCTTGGACCGAAAGTGGTCCGCTTCCTCCCTACGAAGCCGTGGTATCTGGTGTTCCAGTGATTGGAACGCGTGTAGGAAACTTTGCGAATATCCCTGGACCGAAGTTTAATACATTCGAAGAAGCTGTTAGCATTCTTCAGGATCTTTCCTCTAATCCCGAAAAGATGATAAGCCTTGCGAAGGAGCAGTATGACTACGTCATGGAGAACTGTACGTTTGAACGGGTGAGCCCGCATTGGCGCTCGTTCTTGAAGCGCTTACACCAACGCCATCAATTAGCAGTAATGCCACCTACTGTTCGTCTTCATATGCTGGCTATTCCGCATACGGTCACCACGTCGGACTTCAGTCATTGTGCTTTTACCGGAAAGGTCAAACGCTTTGCTCCCATGATGCGTGCGCGTGGGTTTGAAGTGTTTCATTACGGCGTACAGGGATCTGACTCAGGAGCTGATCGGGACATTGAATTAATGACGCGTGACGAGTGGGATATCTTTCGTGTCTTGTCGTACAAGAAACTCCATCCCGACGTGCCTCATGATGAGGTTGTGCGAAGGCTGGAGGATCCTACGCAGTATATTGGAAACCTGGGGAACTGGGATACTCCCCTGTACCGCGAGTTCAATCTCCGTCTGAGGGAAATCATTCCGAAACACTACCGATCTCCAGAGACTGATATTGTCTGCCTACCATTTGGACGTGCCCACGATGTTGCGCTAGAAGGTCTCAATATGGTAGCAGTCGAGAGCGGGATCGGTTACCCTGACTCCTACCGTAACTATCGTATCTTCGAGAGCCATACGTGGATGCACACAGCTCTTGCGAAAGAAAACAGGAGTCCGCAGAATTACTGGTTTATTGCCCCGAACTATTTCGATGTCTCTGAGTGGAAGCTGTCCCTGAATCCTATCCCAAACGGAGTTGGGTTCTTTGGACGAATCAACGAAGGAAAGGGATGTCATCTGATTGTTGAAGTTGCCAGGAGGATGCCGCACGTGACCTTCTTTCTGTGCGGACAAGGTGATCCTACCCCCTATCTCAAGTGCCCTAATATCAAGTATAAGGCTCCTATCCACGGTGCCGAGCGATCGGACTATCTTGGAAGTCTCTCTGCTCTCCTGGCACCGACACAGTGGGTTGAACCTTTTTGCGGGGTAGCTGTAGAAGCTCAGTTGTGCGGGACACCGGTAGTGACTGGCGATTGGGGTGCGCAGACGGAGACGGTGGAACCCTTCAAGACGGGGCTGCATTGTCATACACTTGCCGACTACTGTCTGGGGATCCAGATGGCACTAGACGGAAAGTTTAATAGGATGTATATTCGTGAGCGTGCAGTATCGAAGTACAGCTTGGAGGCGGTTGGAAAGTCGTACGAGTATGCTCTAAAATCTATTATGGACGTGCATAACGGGAAGAATGGATGGTACTCTGGAACATCACATCTTGCGTGTATAGCGCCTGCCTCGGCCCCGGCGTCCAGCGGGAACGACCTTCCGTGATGTGGGGACAACTTTTACGCGAGGACGGGGAGCAGGGAGCGGAGATGCTTCGGGGGTGCTGACAGTATCTTCCTGCGACGAGACGCTGAGAGTTGGATACGATGGAGGAACATCTGGCACTACATCGTGATGTTCTGAAATAAGCCCATAGTCTGATTTTGTGATCACTGGTGTCTGTCCAGGCGGTAGTTGAACAGGCTTCAGACGCACGATGTCATTCAGGAGAGACTGACGCACTTGTCCCGCCTTACGTGTGCGAACCCTGCGTTTTACTTTATGTTTGCGCCGGCTTACCATTGTCTAAATACTCTGAATAAATTCCCGAGTCCCTCAAATGCTTTGAATAAACTCCCATTGCAAGTATTCGCAAATCTTCTTCCAAATCGTATCGTGCTGAATGAGCCGGTCCCGTGACTTCAACAGAGGGAAATGGACCTTATACTCATCCAGCTCCAAGAGCTCCAGGAATTTATAAATGATATACGAATACGACAGGAAATTACGACGCTCGTCGGGGCAGTAGAGGAGATATGGGGCCTGGACTTCCTGGAACATCGCACGGATCTTGTCCTCGATCTCGGGGGTGATCGTCGGGGGCGGATTTCCATTCAAACGCGACAGAATATGAGCTGCGTGCTCGTAGTACCGGTTCCGTCCAAGCTTCTTCAAGATCTCGCGAATGTTCTGCTCGGTCAAGAGAGCGATATTGTCAATGCGGCGCTTACGCAACTCGCAGATAACTTCGTTCATCACATCTTCGGGGATCTCCGTGCTCTCCTTTGCCTGGAACTGGTTCAGAATCTCGTTCAAGTGGTTCTGCTTCTTGTAGGCATAATTGTTGCGCTCCTTCGGAGGATCCCGGAAGCTCGGGAAGTCGCTGACCACCAGAGAATACTCTTCGGAGCCGCACTTGGGGCAGACGAGAATACCTTCGGCCGTAATCTCTTCTCGGGGGATATTGCACGTGGCACAGTGCTCAGCCATCTTCTTGATATACTCGGCATTCTCCGACACGTTGAGACCGTTGGACAGACCACGACGAGATAAGTACTCATCAAACATGCGCTTCTTGGATGGTCCAATCGCTGTCTCGGTCGCCGAGAACAGCTTATCAAACGTTCCGCACTCAATTTTGGTCACAGTCTTCTTTACTGTCTGGGCATAGTAATCCAACATGATATCGCCAGATTCCAAATAGTACGACTGAATATCCGTCTTCTCTTCTGCATTAGAAATCTCAGTCCTTAAAGCATCTACTTGAGCAGACAACTTGGTGTTTCGCATAACATCTTCAAATTTGAATGGATTAAACGGTTCTGCTAGCTGCGCCTCTAGCTGCTTCAGATCCGTCCGCATTTTAACGAGACTGTTTTCGGATGTCTTCTCCTGCAGCTCTCCGACATACTTTTCATGCAACGAATCAAGAGTCCCCATTGGGTCTTTTGATTTGTTAGAACTTACCTCACGCGTCTTTTTCACCTTGAATACGTCAGATGACATTGTTGTTGTTCTTCTCCGAGAGTTCGTAAGTTGTTATTTCGTTCGGCGCGTCGCCAGTCCGAAAAATAACGCAAGGAATGCCAGGCCCAGAAGAATGGCTGGACCCGAATCGTACTTGACTAGAACGTCACCATCAAACCCTTCCTTCTTACCTGCCTTCAAAGCCGCCTCTTCCGCCGCTTCCTTCTTCTTGCGCGCCTCTTCGCTCTTGTCAAACCCGTTCTTCCACTGGGCGTATTCTTTAACAGCCGCTGCCTCACGCGCTGCCTGGTTATCGGCTTCTCGGCATCCACGCAGATTGAATTCCAGAGAGGGCGTAATGAAACGTGTCTCTTCGCCACTATCTGCACCCGTGACAACATTTGTGATACTGCACGTGTAGGCCTTACACTTCGGGACACCATCAAGAACCATTCCGTTCATGATTTTCAGAGGATTCAGAGCCGCAATATCACCACCAGCACCAGGAATCAGACCATCAAACCCACTGCCCTGGACTGCATTTGCAAAACTGTCTCCCAGGATCCCTGCTGCATCGTCCATTCCAAGCTTGTTATTCACCCACGTGTAACGCTGCACGAGTCCTCCACCTGGAGCTTTGCATAGACCACCCGTATCGCGGAAAAATTGATTTCCTGTCTTTGGTCCTCGAATGAGCCGATCTGTATATGTTCGAATAGCGCCAACGTTAGTAAAAATCTGGTCAATATCGCCTCGGTCACCGACATTCAAACTTTTAGGAGACTGGATGGTCTGGAGGTAATCAAAGGACGGACCCAAGACAACATCCATACCCGAATTGACAGCTTTGATCGGATTGTCGTTGGCGGCCGCAATTGAATCTTGGATACCGCTCCACATTATTCTTTTGGGGTAGAAGCAAATTTTGCGAGCTGTTCTTTATACGAATTGTTTGTCATGATACACGGACGCTGACGTCCCATCGTATCCACAACTCGGTCTAACGGAACCCTGAACTTTCTTGCTGTGTATGCAGCCGCCAGCGTTGCAGAGCGGTTCATGCCAGCGTGACAATGCACAAACACGTTTCGACACCCGGGATCCTGGAGAAACCTGTCCATCGCCTGTTCAAACTGTTGATAGTGCGAAGCTATGATAGGGTACCCTTCAATATCGGGAGCATCTAGGCACACATAGTTTGTTCCTATATACTTCTTTGCCCACAGGGGACACGCGCTCTCATCCGCACAATTGATGATGTGTGTAATACCTCTCACGGCTACAAAGATAGGGTTCAGATAAAAGCCGGCACCAACCATTATCCGACTGAACGGAGTTGCTGACGGATCACTAATAAACCCACGAGATGACGAACGGTACTTGCGCAAGATATTCTCAATCTCAGCCATGTTGTTTCTTTACGATAGAATTGTTAGACCCATTTTTACTTAGACTTCGCGAACCACGAAGGGCAGCACTTCTTCACTTCTGCAAGCGCAACAACCGCGATCTTACCCGCCTCCGCCTTCACGAGCTTGACAACCTCCACCACGTAAGGCAGCGTCACATCGCACCATCCAGCAAGATCGGTCTTCTGTTGTTCGGATAGCGGGGAGTCGCGGATCGCCTTCTTGACCTCCTCCACAATGAATTTCGCCTTGTCCTCATCCGACCGATCAGCGAGGATCTCAACCTCCGCGATCGTCTTCAGAACATACTTCAGCAGATCGGACTTGTTAGTGAAATCTACGACGGCAGCCTTGACAGCCTCGGTCGCGGAAGGCGCCGGAGCCGGAGCCGGAGCGGGGACAGGCTCGGGCACAGGGACTACAGCAGCATCTGAGGGGATTGTTACGGGCTCCGACATGTTTTATACTTAAATACGAGACAATGTCTCTAAGCACTATTTACGCAGCCGCAACCTCCTCCTCCGCTACCGCCTCCGCCTCCGCGTCCTGACCACCGCGGTGCTTCTTGCCGTGCTTGACCTTGACAGGCTTGCCGTTCTTGATCGTCCAGCGGTGTCCAGTCTTCTTCTCCCACTTGCGGAGAGTGCCCTTCTTCTTCGCCAGAGCCGACTTGCGGGCCGAAACAATCCGTCCGTACTTGTTGTACTTGAGGTGCTTCTTGGTCAGACCACCGGGCGTGTGGTGGGCGAGTCCGTGCATAACCGAGGCGCGAGAACCAACCGCGCGCATGTGAGCTCCTCCTGTAGCAATTTCGTCAGCCATTTATACTCTATCTTACAAATTATTGCTTGATTGAGGTAGCTACATCTTGGTCGGACAGAATCACCTCGTGAGGCAGAACGAGGTAGAGCACGCTGCTGAAAAACGCAGACATACGGTTGTCCAAAACAATGCTCCGGATCTTGTCATTGCTTGCAAGGGTAGAGAGGAGGCGGGACAAAAGAGCGGATTTCTCCAGCGTCTTCCGAGCACTCTTGACTTCTACGCGGCATGATGCACCATCCCAGTGACACAGAGATGACGTCTTGCAATCAGCGGCTCCCTGACCACGGCACGGCTTCCGGAGTTTCTTGTAAAACCCTGGGATATCTGTGGCCGACGAGACATGGACAGCATCGCCAAACCAGTCGGCTAGCTCCTCCCGCAGCTTGTCTAGATTGTGCTTGGGATCCGCCAGAAGATCGCGAAGAGTCCCATATGTTGGGTCTTGGAGATCGCGAGATAGTTGGTAAAGTAGAAAATCAAACACTTCAGCTTCATAGGTAACAGCGCGCGAGGCTTTCACAGACTCCGAGTCAGGAACGACGCTCACGAGAGTATCTTCGTTCTCGGAACTCACCGTTTGAATGATTTCTCCTGGCGTGCTGTCAGGGACACCTGACCCCCCACTGACAGGAACACGCAGACCAGACCGAGTAATCAGTTCAACTTCCTCCTTGTTGATGTTTGTGAGTTCATGACCATACTCATACCCCGGATGAATCTCAGCTAGCTGGGAGAGGTAAGCAATCATCTTGTACTTTTCGGGGTAGTCTGAAGAACGCACATCAGCGTATCCTTTCAGACGAGGACCATAAATCATCCCTGCAGGTGGGATCTGGGATGTGGGGCGAAACGGCACAATAATCTGTCCGGGAATCATGAATGCTTGTGCGCGCTCGTAGGGGTCTAGGATCACGCGGATATCCCCAGGCGACTTGCGCAGTGTTTCCTGGATGAATGCGTCTGCATTCTCAATTGTTGGGATTACTCCCTGACCACATGCCGTCTCTCGCACCTCTTCTAGTCGCTCACGTACCTTCTTGTCGAAGGGTGGTTGAGCGATGTTGGCATTATACACCGGCTTCCGCTTGCTATGTGATACGTGGCACAGGTAATCTGCTGATCCGTTCGGATACACGACAACAGCTACAGCCCGGTCCCGGCGGAGAATGGTGTTGGTGTTCATGAAACATTCGGTTGTGGGAGGTCCCTCGGGATTCACAAACAGAATGTACGCCCAGCACTCTGATACATGGCAGGCATACTCAAGCTCCTGTAGCGCCGAGAGAGTTCCTTCATCAAATGCCTTGTCAATCGATGCAACACGAGCTGCTACCTTGTCCGAGTGTCCCTCGATGGTATGAGCAATATCTTCGCGGTTCCACGAACGAAAGAACGAGCACCGAATCGTCGCTTCAGGGTTCTTAAGCGGTCCTTCAATCGTGATTGGCTTTTTGGGGTTCAGGACTTCGGGGAGCGTGGTAGCCGCATGTCCCATCCCTACGCGGAAAAACCCAGCACGGTTGGACTGAATGCGATCCTTGGCGTCTTTGAATACTTTGTAATCCACAGAAATACCTGTCGCGCGCAGGATATCAGGAGGAATGTATGCCAGACGCTTCTCGGATGGGTTCTTTGAGAGACCGAGGATATAGAAGGCTTCTACAGATGTCATATCCGTCTTCTCCTTCAGCTTCTTCTGCGGTGTCGCATAACAGCAGGGGATTTGCTTTCCGTTCTTTTTGGACTTGTAGGCAATCAGACCTGCATAGACGTGCTTACCATTTCGCTGGAGTACGGGGTACTCGGTAATTGACTGGGTAGCCTCTTCGGCCGGATCGCTGGACCGAATCTTTCCGTGGCAGACCGGGCACTTTCCCCCTGCTTCATCCAGCTGATCTTTGGTCAGAGGGATACGATCTTCGGTACACCAGTACTCTGGACAAATCACTAGACCATCGGGATCTGTGACTTCCTGCGCACGATCTTCGGGCGGGGCATACGGCGTCCCCTTCAGTTCGGTCGCGCGGTCCTTAGGGAGGATGATGGGTTGCTTGTGCTTCTCGCACTTTTGCAGGATAGCTGGATCGTCGGGGTCATAGGTGTCAGGGTCAAAACCACGGAGCTCAGTGATAATATAGTTTTTGAGGGTGGTGGTGACACCGGTAGCCTTGATGGTCTTGGCCTTCTTTGGTGCTGCTTCGGGAGCAGCGGCTGGAGCTACGACACGCGGACCGCCAGTGAGAGCAGCAGCAGCGGCAAAGATATCGTCGTCGTCATCATCATCGACCTTGGCAACCGCCTTTTCTGCCCGCACAGGGACTGGAGCCACTACGGCTTCTACCGTCTCTCGTCGCTGCGGACAGACCTCATCCAGCTTCTCGATGTTAGGGTGCATCAGGATATGACGGAGAGAACTAGCATACACAGAAAGACGCTCTACATCGTTCGCGTGAGTCAGGAGAGTGTTCTTGGCAGTGAGATGGAACTGGGGCATATTCGTCATCTTGCGGTCCAGGAGTTCGGGATGCAAACTGATTTCTGCCTTGACCCTTGCCAGGATAGCGGCTGCTTCCTTTTCGGGTGTCCCGGGGATACGGTCTATCACATCGGCAAGAGTAGGATTAGGCATATCAGTCAGCAACTGAACAATCGCGAGTTCATCGGCGGTCATTCCGATATCATTGGTCTGGTCTGCGCGGAGGAAGTTGAACTTCAGCTTTTCGGGATCGGACATCTCAAAGAGTCCGCGAAGACAATCTAGTCGGCGGAGATCCGCTTCGGCTAGTTCAGAGGCGTACCGAAGCTCTACCGTAGTATCCTGGACAACCCAGCGCTCGTCAGCATAATCTAGAGGATCCACGAAGGTTGCGAGACCGTCGATGGAGAGGAGGAACTCTTTTGCCGTCTTCTGAAGATCGGGAGCCTTGAATGTTCCGTCCTCTCCGTGACGCGCACAGCTGACAATTAGTTCGGTAGAGGTCATAGTTACACGATCAAACGACTCACGTGCATCTCCGCGGTAAAACACGAGAGCAGGCTTGCTCTTGTTTGGCTTGGTCTTCAGCCACCAGTGTGCCCACAGACGCAGATCTAGAAAGGGTTTTTTACGCGAATCATCTGTAAAAAACTTGTGACGCGCCTGTTCTAGACGGCTAGTGAAAAGGCTTACCACGGGTGTGTCTTCACTGACTGTTGTTCCGTAAAAGATCTGCTCAAACTTGTTGCGGACGGATCCCCCAACCCGAGTCTTTACGAGCGGAAGCTTCCAGCGAATGGACTGCACCGAGGATGCGTCTGGACGAGGAGCTCCCAGATCGGAAATGACGCGCACGATATTGTCCTGCGTCTCCGTCTGCCTCAGGATTTCAGAGCTAACCAGAACAGGAGTCGCAGATGAATAGCGGGGGAAATAGACGAGCTGACGCTTGGAAGGCATTCCCTCGGTGATGGGTACGACGTGGAAATGAACAGGATTGGAATGGAGAGTCTTAAACAGCATTTTTTGATCAACAGCGACGAGAGCAGAAGGAGGAAGGTACTCGGGATCTTCTGCATTGTTGAGTGGAAGAACCCATGAGCGATCTTCGGGAAGACCTAGGATACGGTACTCCTTGAATGACTCTTTGACAGCGGGATCAATCGCCATCCAGTCTGTTTTCGTGATCTCTCCCTGAAACGAGAGCGGGGGCTGGCGGAGAGTATTATACTGCTCCAGCGCCTTACGTATCGGCTTACCCTCGGCCGACATACGCAGAAAAAGATTCTCCCATCGACGAGAGTCGGCGGCATAGTAATCCCCTGGAAACTCCTCTTGGACATAAATGCGCAGGCGGTCAGGGTGCAGTCCTGCAATCTTTCCAATTTTGGTCTTGACGGTTTCAATGGTGTCATCTGTAAAGAATGTCATGGCCAACGAAAATTCATCTGGCCTTTCGACTTGCAGAGTTACCTCCTCTGACATTATTTCCTATCGTGTAAAATTAATGCAACAATCTATCAAGGGAAAGGGACCAGCCGTAGATTCAAGTATGCTACTCTCATCAAACCGCAAGGCTATTCTTCGTGGCTCGGAAAGGAGCTATGCGACAGATCCTAAAAAGATGCTCGTTAAGACTACCGAGCAGCTTCAGGATCGGAAACAGTCTGAACAGGCGTGTTCAGACATCTCTACATTGACAAAGGGTCCTACAACGGACTGTCAGTAATCTTCATCCCGCAGTAATCTACGGGGCTCTTGGCATAATTGACAGGGGTATAGATCCCGATACGAGACGCATCTTCCAACAATCTCCGGAAATTCGCCCAGAACTCTGGGGTGTGCTTTCCTGACGATAATTCTGCTGTCATGAGATGCGCCATCTCGTGTAGAACCACGAACATCACCGTGTTCATATCCACGAACGGGTAGGCAGGAGGATCATTCTTGTCTCGGAGACAGATCACAATCTTTTCTCCCTTGTTTTCCGAGTATGATGTGTCCTTGGAGGTCACCGAGTTCTCCAGGATACTGTCGGGACGATAGCGCTCCACAAGAAGCTGGGTAGGCTTGTCCGTTACATACTCATCCTGTTTGTAGAGACTCACAATCTTCTGGATATTCTGCTTGACCTTGGCAATACGTTCGGCGGCTTCGTCCTTGCCCGGTAGGTCTTGAACTCGATGTCCTTCTACAGTTGTTAGATTTCCGGGGTCGCCGCTTATAAAGAGGTATCCCAGGTAACCCATCATAGCAACCGTAATTGCGACGAACTCGGGTCTCATTATTCATCTACACACACTTCTTACTTCGCGCCAACACCCGCCTCGCCGATCTCCAGCTCGCGGCGGAACAGATCGGGCTCAATCGTGGAGTTCAGGAAGGGCGACACGGCGGCACGAGGGTTCGGGGGGTCCGAGCGCACATCGAGGTTGGCGTTGCGGAGGGACTGGCCGACCGTGTTGATGCCGTAGTGGTACGAGGGCGAGAGGAAGTTCTGGCCCTTCAGGTCACCCATGCCAACGGGGTTGGTGGCCGCCCACGACGCACCGAGGCCTCCCTGGGGCAGCAGCTCCTCGGGCGACAGCACTGTCTGGGAATAGGTCTGCTGGCCCGTAGGGTGGCGAGTCTCTCCCTGCATTGTCAGCTTCTCGTTGCCGCCCTCCACATGGGGGTTAGGGTTCGCGGGGTAGGACGGGTCATTGGACAGGGGTCCCTGGGGCTCCAGGCCACCGACCTCCAGGCCCTCACCTAGGAACTTGGACGCGGAATAGCCATTCACGACGACCACGAGGAAGACAATTCCCAGAGCGACTGCACCGAGGCGAAGCATATTGGACTGGGAAAACTTCATAGCAGATTTATATTGCTTTAGAGACAAAATTATGGAGAAAAAGCAGGGTGGCGGCTTCTTCGACAACATCTTCCAGGACGTCTTAGACTTCAGTGCCCGACCCGAGACTCACTCCTTCATTGAAATCCAGGTGATTAAGCCCCTACTTTCACGCATTTTCCACCAGCTCTACCCCTACATTGTTGGCGTGCTGATTCTGTGGATCCTCATGTTCAGCTGCCTTGCTGTGATCCTCCTCCTGTTGATGCGCGGCAGTCTTCTCGACAGCGTCATGGTGTTCCGGAAATAGAACGCGGGTGAGGTCCTTCTTGGAAAGTTCCCAAAACCCCCGCAGACCCCGCTCCTTGGCGAGAGCCCGCATTTGGACAATCGTCATCTTCTTCATCTTGTGCTTGGTGGGGAGCTCGGGCATCTCCAGTAGGGCGATGAGCTGCTCCTTGGGTAGGATGTAGTATTGGAAGATACCGCGACCCTTAGCCAGCTTCTTAAGTTCAGCGAGAGTCTTCGTGGAGAGCATTTTAACCAATCTGTTTTTACCCTCTGAGAGTAAGGATGGACCTCGTATCCGTTTTAGTGGTTTTGATTGCCACTTTACTTGCGGCGTTCGGGTTTCTATATGCCTATGGCATGTCACGCCTACAAGAGATCAAAGACAATTGGGTAACCTATCGTTGCAATCCTATTTATATGCCCATGGCGGGAGCGGTCGGCTCAGATATCGGAAAGAACTTCATGTACTGCACCATGCAGTCTGTGAATAAGTATGCTGGTTTCATCATGGATCCCATCTACAAGAACTTTGCGATCCTCACGGGTATTATCAATAAAATTCTGGATTCTATGAACAGCATGCGCGAGCTGGTCACGGGAGCATCGGACGGGTTCCTAGGTATTATTCGCAGCACCTTTGGAAAGATTCAGAACACGTTCGGGACGACACTTCAGATGGTAAATCGCGTACGCACCCTGATGAACCGCATGATCGGGGTGTTTGCTGTGATGATGAATATTGTGAGTACTGGAATCTATACTGGAGAAAGCGTAACAAATGGACCCATTGGAAATGCAGCTCGTTTCCTCTGCTTCCGATCCTCTACCCCCGTAATGACCGATCATGGATACATGCCAATCATCTGCGTAGAGCCAGGTATGCGTCTCTCAGATGGACAGATGGTGAAGAGCACAATGCGCTTTGATGGACGCGCAACCCCAATGTGCCGTCTTGGCAAGGCGGTGGTCAGTGCGAACCACAAGGTCTTGTATCAGGGCAAGTGGATTCGCGTAGAAGATCATCCACATGCGATCTTTGCAGAGTCGTACGGGACACTTGTATGCCTCAATACTGAGAAGCATACGATCCCGATTGGTGATAGCTTGTTCATGGATTATGAAGAGACCGATAATCCCCGCATTCTGTCCGAGTTCTTCCGGAAGGTAGAAGAGTACTACGGAACCGCTCACTCTGAGCAGAAGACCACCAACCCTCTAAAGTACCGTTATACGGGGGTAACCCCAGGAACACTGGTCATCACAGATACGGGAGCTCTGCGGCAGGCAGAAGATATCAAGGTTGGGGATTATATTCGGTACGGAGATAGGGTCATCGGAGTTCTCCATCACGACGTTGAATCTACCTCCACCTACCGCGGAGTCACATTTGCTACGGGAACCTGGGTTCGCACTCAGCGCGGCGTAGAGCCGCTTCTCAGCGGAACCCCATCAGAGAACAAGACTCGCTGTATCCAGTTCCTGACAGAAAAGGGATGTCTAGGCGTCTATTCCGACCGCGGAGAAACCATGATTCTAGACGATCATGAAGTCCCGTTGGATGACATCCATGATTGGCGCGATAACGAAGTTCAAAAAGAACCAATCGTAGTATAATGGACATCCTCGCGACAATTGCGGTCGTGGCGGGACCTCTTGTTATTTTGGGCATCATCATGTGGGGTGTTGTCCAAGCGAATCTAGAGGATATCAAACTCACATGGGTAGCGAAGCGCTGTAATCCGCTGTACATGCCATTCGTCAATGTCATCGATCCTTCTACGTCTGTCTTTGAGAATCTCCAGTACTGCTCTACATCGTTTGCATCACAGGTGTTTTCGAGGGCGCTTGAAGCCGTTCATATGTTCTTTGGACAATTTACGAAGGTCCTCAACAAGGTTATTGATCAGTTCGGTAGCCTGCGGTCTATGGCTACTGGACTACTTACGTTTGTCACATCCTTCATCAACGATATATTTGGAAAGATTGGAAATACATTCGGCGTGATGCTAACACTTCTTTCGCGAATCCGAACCCTGACGAATCGTATTATGGGGTCGGCAGGCTATTTGGTGACCACTATGATGACAGTTGCCAATACTCTAACAGCGGTTGTAGATTGGTTGGCATCGCTAGTCGATACGATTGTCGGTATCATTATTGGGCTTGCCGTGGTTCTTTCCTTGATCTTCCCGGCGCTTCTCTTCTTCTTCATTCCCCTGGGCATTGCTATGTCCGTGACTGGGTTCTCATGCTTCCATCCCGATACCCTTGTCCAGAAAGCTGACGGAACATCGGTCCCGGTCCGCGAGGTTAAGGTAGGGGACGTCCTGAGCCATGGAAGTCGCGTGAGGGCTACCATGCGCTTTACCACCGATGACGTTAAGCTCTTCAACTACAAAAATGTCATTGTCGCTGGACAGCACCTAGTATGCGAAGACGGCGTGTGGATGTATGTCAAGAACTCGACGCACGCCCTGCCGTTCGACCTCCCTTACCCTTCCGAAATCATCTGTCTCAACACGAGCAACCACCATATCTGGATTGGAGATATCCAGTTCTCAGACTATGAGGAGATTGAAGAGGAGATTGAGATGAAACCGATGGATCCAACTACCCTGATCGATGCTGTAGGGGGATACATCCCTCTCCGCGACTGCCAGCCTGGAACCTTGACGACAGCCGGAAAGATCCATGGAGTTGTCCAGTTGGAAGGAGGTATGATGCAGCTGTTCATGGACAATCACCACGGAGTCATCCCACTCATGGAGAATAGATATGCGCGCGACTATGCTGATTCTCACGATCCGCAAGTCCTAGCCGCGATACAAGTGAAAGTCCTTGAACAACTAAATAAAAAGTCCGCGTAAGACAATAAGAATGAAGGACAAGACAACGATTGTTCTCGCTGTAGGAATTGCCGCATTTGTTGCTGCTATTGCATCTCGTTTCCTCCTGGGTGGCCGCGAGGGATTCATGCAGCAGGAGATTGGTGCCCCCGCGGATGGAAGCACGGGAGGGATGTACAATGGAATTGCCGCTATGATGGGTGCGCCTCAGGACCTCCGTTCGGCTCCCACGCCCCTGAAGCCGTACGCGGCGGCCAACGACAATGAGATCTTTGCCTTTGAGGACTCCACATTCAAGCCCGAGTGCTGCCCGTCGAGCATTACATCGGACGCAGGATGCCTGTGCCTCTCGAAGCAGGATGAGAAGTCGCTCGCGTACCGTGGCGGAAACCGTGTCGCTTAAAGTATTTACAATCATCTCTGACAACACTTATAAATGTCGTTTGACGTCAAGACCATTCTGCGAGACTGTTTGGACAATCTTGTCAAGGAGTTTCCCGGAATCACCCTCCATGAATGCTATACGACTGGCGAGATGAACTATGAGTCGGAGGTAGGGTACATCAAGCAGCAGATCCAGCCTCTGTTCATGCAGATTGTCCAGAAGGATAAAACGATCTTCAAGGAGCCGCAGTACTTTCTCCGCGGGCTCGATTTCTCCCTTCTCATGAAAGATGCTACGTCGAAGCAGGAGGAAGCGCTATGGACGTACATTCGTATGTTTCTGGTCTGCTCTTACCTCGGCGCGGACATTATGGAGACCGTGAAGTCCATGTGGTCTAAGGTGACGGGTAAGACGGAGACGTCGGAGGTGGATGATGTCCTGAACGATGAGACGATGAAGAGCGGCATCGAGGATCTCCTAGAGACGCTCAAGAACACCAAGCTCATGAAGCTCGGAATGGAGGTCCTGGAGAATCTGGATGTTGAGAAGCTTGGACTCAACGAGATTGATTTCACCGATATTCACGGTCTTCTTGAGATGGCAAAGAATCCCGAACACCCAGTGACGAAGCGGGCAATCTCGGTGGTGCAGGGACTCATTGAGCAGAAGATGAAGAACGGCAGTCTCAAGCGCGAGGAGTTTATTGCGGAAATCGAGATGCTGAAGGAGAAGTTCAAGCAGTCGCTGGGCAAGGTGTTTAAGACTGAGCTGTTTGGCGATGCGGGCGAGGGACCCACGAACGATTCGGCAACTATCGTGAGCAACCACCCCGATGCTCGTCGCGCACGTATGCTGGCACGGATGCAGAAGAAGGTTCGTGACAGGAACGCTGGAAAAAAATGACGTGAAAGCAATAATGGGCCGCGAGATATTTTGGCTGAAAGATCCAGCAAACCTTTTCACAAACTGGAAGCGATTCGTCCCCACGAATGACATGACAGTTCCAGAGGCTCTAAATGCGGTTGTGCGCTTCACGATATACTCGTCTCTCTTGATTGCCCTAATCACGCGTAAGACGAACTTCCTTCTCCTGATTCCGACGGTGATGTTCCTCTCTGTGGTTCTAGTCCGTCTGTACCCTGAGACGCAGATTCTCAAGGAGACGTTTGCGGCCAAGAAGGGGCCTGCTGCAACCCCAAAGGCGAGCAATCCGTTCATGAACGTTCTCTTCACGGATTACGTGGATAACGTCAATCGCTCCCCCGCTCCTCCGGACATCACTGCTCACCCTATCAAGGAAAGCATTGAGGAGGCGTATTCGAAGACCACGGATCTGTTCATGGATACATCGGACAAGTTCGGTCTAATGCAGTCGATTCGTCAGTTCAATACCCAGCCATCCACCACCATCCCGAACGACCTAGGCGGTTTCCAGGAGTTCCTCAATAAGGACAATGTCTCGCGGAAGGTTCTTTCCGAGGGATACGTCGTTGCAAAGGGAAGCGTGGGTGAGCCTATGCACGCTGGGTAAATTTCTCAATATCAGTCACATTCATCATTGCACCCGTGTGGTGCTTCTTCCCTCCGTTCTTGCCGAGCACGGCGTACGTAGGAAAGCCAGAGATACCACCCATAACTTCAGGGGGGATCGCCTTCTCTTCAATGGAGAGAACCTTCATCCCCGCAGGGGGCTTGCGAGCAAACTCGTCCCATGTCTTCTCGGACATCATGCACGCAGGGCAGGACTCCTTGTGAAATCGAACCACCATAGGGGTATTTTTTGACAGCTCGCGCTTGACGGCCGATTGATCGCTCTCGGAACTGAACTTCTTGACCATTATTTTACTTGAACAATATAATGTCAGGTGCGTGTGTGACTTCGCTGTACCCTCTCGGAGACGTCATTGTTGGACATCGCCCAGGAGATATCCCTCTACCCTTCAAGAATCTAGCGCAGTACGATGATTACATCGCCAGCGTCGCAAAGTCGGGGAAGATATGTCCCATTGTTTCTATACCGTTTGCAGAAAAGCCAGAAAAGAGGTATCCTACACCCTTTACTGGATTCATGGAGTTTCAGCCTGGAAATCTTCTAGAACAAGCCTCGTATTCGGCGATGTCTCCTGCATGGATGGGGGTTGAACCGACTGCCCGAGCATTTAATAAGCGATTTTTCCAATAGGAAGACCAGCCGCAGCAATAGGATCGGGTAGAGCACCTGACTGCTGGGAAGGATACGAATCAGGTACCTTTCCCTGTGCTCCTCCATCCGGTCCAATCGGCGAGTACCCACCGCGAAGCTTACGGGGACGCTTCGCCATCGTCTTCTTGCGCAGCTGCTTACGCGACTTGCGTCCCGCTTTCTTGGTCTTGGTTGTGCGACTGCGATATTTTACCATTATATCTAGTAAAGAGAAATGTTCAGCACGGATGTCTTGGTCATTATTTCCGCTATTCTTATTATGCTTTTTGCGTTTGTAGTGATGCCCGTTCATACATCGATTCAGAGCCCCAGGCAGCCGGATACGCGTACAGAGCTTCCTGGATGGCTACTCTTTAATCGCGAACGCGAGCACATGACTGGAGAGGAGGAAGAGACGGGACCAGAGCCAGTGGAGCATTTTGAGGCTCCCGACTCTAATGTGCAAGTTCTTCCATCCCTGGATGTTCCGAACATAGACGTGTCTTCTACCCTTGGAACGACACCTACAGCGGTGAATGGACTTCTGTCGTCGCAGTCCCGGGCTGGATCCTCCTCTGTGGGCGAACTCATTCCAGGAAAATAGAACCTATATGTAATGAAGACACCGCCACTTCACCTTCTAGTTGTGGGAACCATACTTGTCCTCCTCATGTATCTCCTTTTGACCGAGTGGTTCTCTGAGCCGCGACGCGAGGGACTTAAAAACCCGGTATGCTGGGGGGATCCTGTTGATGGTGAATCTGGAAACTTCGTAAGCGCTGAGGCATACGGAAACTATATGAGCAAGACGTTGTCGGCTGTAACGGCGTGTTACGGTGGTTCTTTCCCACCTCCGGGAACTGAACCTACAGCGGCTCAAATGGAGTGTATTAAAAAATCCTCAGGGTCATACACTACGTTGGATGAAGCAAAAGCTGCTTGTTCCGCCGATGCGGCATGCAAGGCAGTCCTCAGCCAATCGCGGGGACCTGGTGCATCTGCTTATTCTAAATTTAACGAAGATGCAACAATCGGACCTTCGGGAGGCGCACGTTATCCCGGGGCGAAGATTTACGTCAAGAAACCATGTGCTTCCACTGCCCCCGCTCCCCGTCGTATGACGACTGTTGATAATGAAACTCGTCCAAAATCCGCTAAGAACCTCATGCGGTGGATGGATGGAAAGGGTAACTGGGTCGTCTATTGGGAGCCGCCGGATGTGGTCAATAAGTACGGATTCACCATTGAGACCAGTGACGGATACAAGTACCAGATTCCGGAACGTACGGCTGCCTTTCACTACTACAACCTTGGACAGCACACGATGGGTGGAGTCAGCTTTGTCCTTCGTATGAGTGTCGGTGGAGTTGTCAAGAGCACCCTGGGATTCCCTGTTCCCACAACCTCTGCTGCCGGCGATGCCAAGATCAGGTCGTGGCGCGCCATCCGTGCTCCTGCACCCGCATCTCCGCCGCCTGCTCTACTGCGCCCCTCTGTTGCCCCCAAGATTACTGCGAAGGCAGCAACCCCGGCATCTTCGACCGCCTCGCCAACAGGAAACTCGGAGATTCTCTTCTGGGACAACTTCTCCAAGCGCCTCCTTCGTGTTCTGGATAGGTGGTCGGGGAGCTCGGCTAAATCATATGATCAAGTGCCCCTGAACACTATGCCTTACCAGCATCCATCCCAACCCGAGAACCCCAACCCCATCTCGAATATCTCGCGATAGATTTTGGTATTGCATAGAAAGTAATGAAGTTCAACCTTTGGTATGTACTCGCGGGGGTCCTGGTTGTGGCTGCTATTATTAGCTACAATCTAGATGGTCGCGAACACCTGACAGATCCCAAGAAGAAGAAGAAGACGCCGGCGGCGAAGCCTGATGCGAAGCTGCCGACTGAGAATATCCACAAGCTGGCAAATAAGCTCCTGACGTTCCTTGAACGTACCCCAGTTCCAAAGAAGCTCGGTGCATCTGCGGCTCCTAAACCCAAGCCTAAGCCCGAGCACCCTGCCGATGCAAACTTGACTCTCCCAGGACCCGATACGGGATGTAGCAAGTGCTGCGATAAGAAATGCACTCACGCTGGACAGAAAATCAAGCCTGCTCCATTTGTGAAGAAGAGTTCGATTGTTCCTTGCACCTGCACCAAGTTCTCCATGTCATGTGGGCGCCACGCAGGAGGACGGGATGCCTCGCGGGTTCCAGGATACATGGGGACCGGCGATGGATCTGAGCTCCGTGATGTCCCTGGATTCCTGAACTCGTTTGATGCGTTCTCTCGGTAATCATTTCGCGCCAAAGAATAATGAAGTTGAGCGTTTGGACTCTACTTGGAATTGCCGTTGTTGTCATCATTCTTTTCAATGTGGCAACCGCTGAACAGCGGGAACACCTGAGCCGACAAAAACCGAAACTTCCAGGCCCGGAGTACGTCTGGAGGTCAGACTTGGTTGGGTGTAAAGAACACTCGCCTCCTGAAAAACAACGCCCGCTTAAAGCCTTTAGTGGATTTGTTCGCTAGTAGATAAGAGAATCATGTTTGGACTTCCGAATCACCGCGGAAGCTGTTGGGTCAATGCTGCTCTTCAAGGATTGTTTTCCTGCCCGCCCCTTGAAGAACACTATTCCAAGCGGGAGAATGTGGATCGCGAGAATCCTATCGACGTATGCATGGAAGCTGTCTATCGCACCAAGGGAAATGCTGGACTTCGCGATCTATTTGAGTGCATCAAGACCACCTATATGCCGGCGGGTGAGAATATCGGAGACTCCCACGAACTCATCACGCATCTGTGTGACAAGCTCCCCTGGCTGGACAAGTACTTCCGATTTGATATCGGCGACAAAATCACGTGCAACAGCTGTGGAGTCTCCGAATTCCGCAAAACATCAACACTGGATACGCACTTGATGCCCTCCAAGAAAGGGATTCCGCTTCTTGAGGCGATTCAAGAACACGTTCGTCCCACAACCATTGAGGAGTGGAAGTGCGAGAAGTGCCGGGGACTGGGATGCACCAAGCAGCTGATGTTTGGGTCATTCCCGAAAATCTTCATGATCTGGTCGGATCCGATTGAGTATTCCAGCCTACTGATCCTGAACGGCAAGAAATACCATCTGTTTGGAGTCATCTGCTTTAACGGTGGGCACTGGTGGACGTATGCCCGAAAGCTGCCTGCAGGCAACCCATGGCATATCTTGGACGACACGCGAGTTCAGCAGATGGATTCGCACAAGTTCCCAGTGGATAGCGCTATGAGAGTCCTGCTTTATTTCCTCGGTGAAAACTAATGGAAGGCGGTAAGGTCAGTCCCCAGCTCCGAACGACCTATGTTGTTCTCACGATCGCCTTTGCGGTCATAGTTATTATTGTGTCGGTCTATCTAGCCGCGACGGACACGATGTCGCTAATCACGTTTCTTCTGCTGATTGCCGTTCTCGTATATATCCTTATTTATTTTGGGTTTGTCGAGGTGTCGGCTCAGGGAGATCAGCTGGATATCACCTATTACACGCACCCGATGCCGATTGAGAGCAAGACGACCTACGAGCCGTCGCACGATGTAGCTCCCGAGCCACTTCCAAATTCTCCTGAGGTTTTTTACATCTCTGATAACATCTTCACCTACAAGGAGGCGCATGCGGTGTGCAAGGCGTACGGCGGAGAGCTTGCCTCGTACCAGCAGCTAGAGAAGGCGTACCAGGAGGGTGCCGAGTGGTGTGGATACGGATGGTCGGCGGACGGGCTGGCTCTGTTTCCCACTCAGTACGATACGTGGAAGGAGCGCCAGAAGGAGACCGATCCCGCCAAGCGCATCGAGTGCGGTCGTCCGGGAGTCAATGGCGGATACTTCAACCCTGCCACGAAGTTCGGAGTAAATTGCTTTGGTGTGCGCCCCGATAAGGCGCTTGGACCCGCAGCTAAGGTCCCTGCCAAGGATGCCGAGGAGGACAAGATGATTGAGCGTTTCCGCCGCCGTCTCAAGAACTTTGTGGTGTCCCCGTTCAACAATGCGTCGTGGTCGTATGCCCCACAGGCTCCTCCTCCCCCGCCCCCAGATACCTCCAACATCCAGTCATCTCGGACAAGGACAGGAGAACTAGCTTCGCCATTTGAGACAATTGACACGAACCTCACAGCTATTCTTAACGGGATTGGAGAGACATTCTCGTTCCTCGGAACTGCAATGACAAATCTTGTTGGAGGTAAGTAATAAGACATGAGCACTTGGACACCCGAAGATGCGCATACGCAACAGTCGCGCTGGACGTTTCAGACCCCTGTGAACGCCCAGGACGCCCCGCCTCGCACGCCGTTTGTCGGCGCCTTTAATGTCCCTCTAGCCAAGGAGCGCCTGCAGCCGAACAATTTCCAGTGGTTGGTCTATAAGCCCCAGGAGCATGCGATTCCGCCGTTTGAGTATTTCAAGAACACCCGTGCGCCTTCACGCCTAATGGGTCCCTCTAATTTTCACAACCTTAAGTAATGATTGAGGTAGCTCTTTTTACTGGAGTTGGGCTGCTCGGTTACATCCTTGCCACCAAGTATGGAGATAAGACTGCTACCCAGGGACATCGCGAGATGTTTTCAGATGGCGTCCCAGGTCCTGACCCTGATCCCACCAACTCGCGTGTGAGCATGGCGCAGGCTCCCCAGGGTCATGCCAATATGGTTCCCTTTTTCGGTGCGAAGGTGACCCAGAATCTCCGTGGAAATGCCAATCAGTCTATTCTCGATTCGTTTGCGGGTACGGGTAGCGACTACTTCCAGAAGAAGGAGGTTGCCTCGATGTACGACGTTGCCCCTGGTAACGGCATTCCTTTCGGAAATGCTAACGAGTCGGAGTTCATGCAGTCACGCATGGTGGCGGGCAATAACATGAAGAATGTCTTCCCGATTGATCGCACCTTTGTTGCTCCGGGTATCAACGACGGATACAACAACCTCGGCAGCGGCGGTTACCAGCAGTTCAACGAGCTCCAGGAGTTCGCCAAGCCGCGCACGACCGACGAGATTCGCGCGGCGAACAAGCCGAAGTTGTCGTACGATGCTCCCGTTGTCCCTGGCGCGCACTATGTCACCCAGCCCGGTCTGCAGGCGCCTGTCAATAAGAATCGCCCCGATCGCTTCCAGGTTCTGTCAGAGAACAAGGACGGCACAGGTCAGCTGCTGTATCTCAACACCACGCAGGGCGCACAGGTGAGCCCTGCCGCATTCCCTCAGCAGATGCAGAAGGAGCAGCAGCGTGACTCGACATCAGTGGAGTACTATGGTACGGGTGGTGCGGGATTTAGCTCAGCGAATTATGTCCGCGCCTTCACGGAGCCTTTTGAGCAGTTCCTTCGTCTAACAGTTGGCGATTGGGTAGGTCCTGGCGGCGGTGCGGGAGGTGCCACTGAGGGAACGTACCTGGTGGATCAGTACAATCAGGCTTACACGAATCCTGGTCGCGAGGCATCTGTGATGACCAACTACGCTGCTCCTGGCAACATTTCGCTGCCTACGAACGAGCAGATCGTAGGTGCAGTCAAGGTGAATAAGGACGAGGATATGATGATCAATACTCGCCAGTTCTCGGGCTACGCCAACGTAGTTCCCACCTCGGCCGATGCTCAGCAGCAGGGAGAGTTCAAGTTCAACCTCCCGCTGGACCAGAGCATTGAGACGACGCGTATGGAGCCTGCGATCCTGGACGCGTTCCGCGCGAACCCATATACGCAAAGCCTGCACAGTACAGCCTAAATGGACGATATCCTACAAAGTATTTTGTACGGACATCTGTCAGTAGATATTAAAACCCTTACATTCCAAGAACAACTAGAGGTTTTGCGCGCTGTCGTCGCAAACTCCTCCGCTTTATCGAGACTGAATATCGTAGGTGAGCTCCACCCGTTTGTGGGGGAGTTACTGGCGCGGATGCGGCGGCAGCAGCAAGAACAACCGGCTCGGGAGGGGGGCGAAGCTCGGGGTAATGATCGAGGGCAGCCTTCTTTAGAAATAGGAAGCGTGCATGTTCCTCTCCAGCGGGCAGAGCCGTTGTCTTTTGGGTCACTGCTGCAAACGCGTCCCGCAGATTCGCAGTCCGAGTCGCCAGCATCATAACATCATCAAGTGACGCTCGTTTGTCTAGATAGGCATCGATCAACTCTTGAAGACTCTTCGTCTTGAGGTCTGCATCGGGCAGGAGATTCACAGTGCCAAATGTGGACTTATTCACAATCTCGTCCTCATCGGTGATGGGTTTGACAGGCGCAACTTGATGAAGTCCGTATGCCGTAGCGAAACAGCAAACGGCTGTTCCGGCGGTTATTGCGGCAAGCATTATGTATATGTGAAAAACAATTATGCACTTGGTGGACGACGAAACGATTCTTCGTGTCCAGAACAATTTGATGCACTCTAAAAATGTTCGTAGTCTTCACGGATCGTGGTGGTTCAATATTGCGATGTTTGTGATGATTGTTGGTATCATGATCTTCTTTCTGAGGGTGCAATATACAACTACCTCCCAAGTCCTGAAAGCAGAGGCAACTCGTAAAGATATCTCCTTCCAGCCGCTGTTGTGGCACAACGCGGTTCGAAATAATATAGATATGTAGACAATATGCTGCCTACCCGTCGTGCGGCACTACTCAAAGTCAAATATGAAATGGTGTATCGCGGTATGGATCGCGAGGCGGCGTTCCAGAAGTTTGAAGCGACGGTCCCCAACCCGAAAAACGGATCCGTTCAGCTCCCAGCCGAGCCGGTAAAGCAGCCGCCAGCAAAATGAATATCTTCTTTCTCCATTGGAATCCCCGCAAATGTGCCAAGTATCACTGCGATAAACACGTCGTCAAAATGATCCTGGAATCGTGTCAGCTTCTCTATACGTGCCACTGGACGGCCGCGAATCCCCCTCCGCTCATCCAGTGTGCTCCCAACGGAGGATACAAACCTACCCATCTCAAGCACCCCTGCTCACTCTGGTTGAACGAATCGTTGGATAATTACCTGTGGCTGATTCGCCTGACGCAGGAACTGCTTGTCGAGTACCGCTTTCGGTACGGCGACAAGACACACAAATGCGAAGCTCACCTTGATTGGTTAGAGAACGTCTATCCCCATGAACTCAAGTCAATAGGAATCACTCCGCCGCGATGCGCTATGCCCCCCGAGTTCAAAGTCAGTAATGACCCCATAGAGTGCTATCGCCTCTACTACAAGATATCCAAGGATAAGGAACGTCAGATCGTCAGCTACAAGAAAAGGCACCGACCTCATTTCTTGGCGTAGTATAATGGCAGACGGATCCTTCGGGTACATCCGAATTTCGGACGCTAAGGTCGTCCCACACCACGCACTTGTTGAACATTTTCAGCTGTATCATGAGCCCGACCATATTGTAGCGACCATGCAGATTGTTGGCGAAAATCCTGCGGCTCCTCACGTAGAGAGTATCAAGAGTGTTGGCGAGCGCGCGGCCCCGGTTCGTGTTCCGCTCAAGAAGAATGGGCGTAACGTTACGCCTGGAACCCAGATTGTTGCGAAACCGTCGGGTCCTATGGAGATTCCTCTTTTTAAGTTTGTGACGGATGTCGAGGATTTCTTGAACACCAACTCCATTACGAAGATGGAGAACAAGGCTGCGATTCTGCCAGACGGAAGCTCGGAACTGACTCCTCCTCCTACGGATGTCCCAGTCCCGTCCAAGACCACGGACTTTGATCTTGATGGTCCATCGGGCGTATCCTTTGTCCCGAAGAAGGCAAAGTTTGAGGTTCGCTCGGTGGGTCCAGTCGGCGACAAGGACCATCGTGTGGCGCTCCATGGACTCCTCGCCGAGCCCGTACGAGTCACAATTACTGGACGTGGTACGATTGCCCTTCCCGTAGGATTCCGCATGGTAAGCATTCTCAAGGGCGAGATTGATGATAAGTTCAAGCCCAAGGTAGCTGCCGACCCTGAGCCTGTAGCACCTGCAACGGGGATTGCATCCCTGCTTGGTGGCCCATCGGTGCCTGTACCTGCGCCCACGGCTCCACTAGCAGAGCCAGGACTGCCAGGACTGCCTGGAGCACCTGGAGCACCTGGAGCACCTGGAGCACCTGGAGCACCTGGAGCACCTGGAGCACCCGCCGAGCCTCTTCCTCCCTCGACTGTCCAAGCGATTCAGCATGTTATTGGTCCTGCCCCCGCCGCTCCAGCTCCAGCTCCAGCCCCTGCCCCCGCTCCGGCTCCGGCACCGGCTCCGGCCCCGACTCTTGGTGTAACAAGCCTGCTTGGTCCATCCCTAACCCCAGCTGCGCCAGCTACGCCAGCTACGCCAGCTACGCCAGCTACGCCAGCTACGCCAGCTACGCCTCCTACGCCAGCTGCGCCAGCTGCGCCAGCTGCGCCAGATATGCCCGCTACACCCGCTACACCCGCTACACCTCCTACGCCAGCTGCTCCTGCGGCTGCCGCGCCCATATCTCCATTCCCAGTTCCTGGAACTCCCGAGACCCCTCCGGGACCCATATCTCCATTCCCGGTTCCTGGAACTCCCGAAACTCCTCCTCCCGCTCCAGCTGCCCCTACGCTCCAGACAATCCGTAACTCAATAACAAACATCAACAAGTATTCTCTCGTTATCCAGAAACTCAGCAAGAAGGAGCGCAAGAAAGCGGACAACTACGACCAGTTCAAGCTGGCACTCAAAGATCTCGTTCGTCAATTTGAACAGCCCGTTCCTCCCAGCATGAAGTACGGACTGAAACGCATGAAGGCAGATATTGCGAAGTCTGTTAAGCACATTGATGATGCGCCCACAGATGTTGGTAAGCTGCAAGATGACCTGAAAGATAAGTTTGCGCTTGTGATAGCGGGACCGGTCAGTCCCCCGCCCCCGGCTTCGGCTGAGAGCCCACCGCTTTCTTTGATGACGACGCCCGCTCCCGAGCCAGCTCCTGCGCCTGCGCCAGCTCCTGCGCCAGCGCCCGAGCCAGCTCCAGCTCCCGAAGCTGCACCGGCTCTTCCGGGTATCCCCGAATCTCCTCCTCATGCCGACTCTCCCGGCGTCACCCCGCCACTACATGCTGCTGAACCTCCCATACAGGCTGTCCTTGACGGAGTTGCTCAGCCTCTTTCCACCCCTCTACCCGCCGCAGAAGATCCTTTTGCGTCCAACCGGTCGTTTTTCAGGGTCGATAGCCCGGAAGAGGAGGAGCGTATTATCGGAGAACTCGCACAAGAACCAGAGCCTGCTCCCAAGACGAGCGATGATATTGTTCTCGGACGCCGCCTCCTGAAGGATGGAACTGCTAGCCGTCTTCTTTCGCCTGTCACGTGTGGAAAGAATGCGATATATACCGGAATCGTGGGTCCCGACTTTTCCGATGTCCTCATGAAACACATTCAGGAGACGGTCAAGGCTCCACCTCCCATTCTTGAAATCAAGACGTACGGACTCGAGATTGGAGCGACAAGGTCAGGTGCGTCATATTCGATTACAAATGGGGAGGAGGATGGATCTGGAAATTTTACAAAATTCCACAAGAGCTGTCCCGACGGCGACGAAATCAAGATCGTGATCCACGAGAACAAGGATATGGATGCCACCGTGACTCGCAAGAGGAAGCGTGGAGGTGCGGCTGACACGACGTATGTGTTCCGCGTAGCAATCTCCGACACCGCAGCGGAGAGCCAGGTACTGCGAACCAAAAGTCCTCGTAAGGAGTTCAAGTCTCTCGTCGCACGTAAGCCCGCTCCCGCGCCCGCTCCCGAGCCAGCTCCCGCGCCCGCTCCCGAGCCAGCTCCAGCGCCCGCTCCCGAGCCTTCTCGTACAGTTCTCATGCCCGCTGTTGAATCGCCCGATGTATCCGATACCCCTCCGGTTCCCGGACTCCGGACGATGACACCCATTAAACCATTTGCTCCGACACAGACCCGTAAGCGCGTTGCGGTGGTCAAGAATACTAAAAACGGATCGGCCCGTCGTACTCAGAAGAAACGTATCAACCGACGCAAGACATGAAGAAATCATACATCCCTCCTCCTCCCCCCGGACCTCCGCCCACCCCGGCCCCTCTGGCTCTGGTTCCCGCGAACCGTGTCCGGGACCATATCATTGAAGTTGTTCTCAAGAAGTATCCTGAGGGCGTAGCTCTCAAGTTCGCCAAGCATTTTCGTGAATTCAAGCCGCGTTCGCTGGATGAATTCAAGACAATTATTCTGAGTACGCCTGTTGGCAAGATGGTGTTCGGGACGACAGCAAAGACCAACCTTGAGTTTGTCTATACGCTCAAAGAGTGGTACCATCCGCCGCCAGACGAGTACCAGAAGACCCGCTGGTGGGATCCCCTGGTCGCGTATACAGGATATAACCAGTCACGTAAATCGTCATCAAAAGTGTTAGCAATCCTATCCAAGAAGGATAAGAAGCAAACAACATCGTGAGCAGGGAGGCAGCGATCATGTAGATAGCATCGACGACTAGCACCCAGCCCGCTCCCTTCATTGTAGCATACTCCTTCATGAGGTCCATAATGGTATTTTTGCCTTTGGGTACAAGGGGCACTACGATCAGTCCAAAGAAGAGGTCGTGCGTCATCTGGATCGCCACAGACATCATGCAAAACGCCAGGGGATTCCACGGACCCCCAAGGAAAGACGTCGCCATCTGTGTCAGGACGACGCCAATCACAATGGAGGCAACGTCAATGATATAGGCAACCGATTCAAACCGGTCGTACCACTTGGTTATGGGTGCGTCGGGCTCGGATGTGTAACGCCACACAAACAGACCAAGCGTATCTACGATACATGCAGCCACTAGCGCAGCAAGCAGGATTCGTGTATTCGTGAAATTACGGATATCCTTCATATTATAACTAATGAGCGTTTTTGTTGTTGTCCTCTCGGGCGATCCTGGATCCACATCGCAGTTTTACCACAAGGTTAAAGCACTTCCCTGGAACAATATTGTGTGGCTCAACAACGACCAGCTCGCCTATCCGTCCGCCAACCTCATTGTCATGTTTGGCGGAAAGTGGGATATTCCGCATCTAACCCCATTCATTACCTGGAGCGGAGACGACGAAGAAACCATCCAGAGGGTGTATAAAACTCTTCGTCTAGTATAATGTTTGACGTCCTCTGGGTGTTCCTGGGGTTCCTCGCAGGTATGATTGTCACGACGATCTTCGTTCCTCCCCGCACAAAGAAGAAGCTCGTTCCCGATGTAAAGAATCCCCAGCTGATTCTGCGGAATCCCGAAATAGAGAATGGATGTTTCCGTGCTCGGGCTGAAGAAGTCAGCTGCACTGCAGAGCACGATTTTCTAAACAGATAATAAGATGTCTGGACTGTTGCGGAAATTCAGCCCCGCAGAGGTACTCAAGAAACCTGAAGCACGTTGGTTCTTTTCCTTTGTCCTAGGAGTCGGTCTCGCAGTTCTGATGTTCCATCGTCCGCAGGTAGAGATGGATGTGTCTGCCATACCTGTAGCCGAGCTCAAAAAGATGATTACACGTGTAGATGGAAAGTGCTATCGCTACCGCATAGAGGATGCGTCGTGTCCCAAACTTAGAACTTCCTCGTAAAGATATAAATGGACGCGACCCCTCTTGATCAGCTACCCGTTGGAGGCACCCAGCAGTCTGCCATGTCCCTCCCTGCGGCGACCACGTATCCCCAGATGATTACCCCTGGAACTGCATCAGCGATTCAGGCGCCGCCCCACCCTTCCCCTCCGCAGATGAACCCGGCGGCTGTGAAGTCCATTCTCCACCACATTCTGACCTATGTCGCGATCTTTGGCGCTGTCTTTGTCGTATCGCTGACCCCTGTCCAGTCTCTCCTCCTCCGTTACATCCCCGGAGCCTACTCGGGCTCGGGCGTGGTCAGCCTTTCTGGCGCTGCCTGCCTCGCCGCGATCGGTGTGTTCCTCACCTACGTCCTCCAGACCCTACTGCACCCGATGGTGTAGAAAACTCGCAAGCAATAACAATGAAAATTGACGTGGCTACGACCCGCGCCCAACACACCCAAGGTCTTATGGGAAAGACAACGTTCAAGCCATTGCTCTTTGTCCATCGCAGCGCCGAACCTCGTGCTATGCATATGTCGAATATGAAATCATCCATCGATATCTTTTGGATTTCTGCAGAGGGTCGCATCGTCCAAGTGTATCGCCGCTGCCCTCCGAATGACAAGTACATCTATCCTTCGGAAGTCCCTGTTCTGTACGCTATCGAAGCGCCCCCAGGTCTCTTGAAATACCGTAAAGGAAAGCTACTCGATATGGAGACTGTACTCCGAACTCGCAGTCTCCCTGAATAGATCTCTGACTCCTTTGATATATGTGTCTCGCAGTTCGGCAATATCTTTTTCAGTAGGGGAAGCAACTTGTTTAACGGCGATGGGTTTTCCAGTATAAGAACGAATTGGTTTGAGAGGTCGGTACGACAATTCAACCCAGTTGAAAAGCGAGCGCACAGTAGGAAGAGGAATATGCATTCCAAACGTTTCAAAGAGGTACTTGTTTATTGTATCAAGTAGTTCGCTATGTGCCTGGGAGAACAGCTCGTTCTCTCCAAACGTGAGTACTGGGATAATAGGGGTTCCAGTCGTAAGGGCTAGGCGGAAGATCCCGCGACGTTTCTTGATACACAGACGAATTTTGAAGTCCTCTACCATCGTCATTTCGCGAACTCCGCCCAAGAGAACACTCACCGACTCCTTTTTCGCGAGGGTCTTTTCAATGCTCTGATAATCTGACGGAATGATGCCAAAATATCGAGCGATATCGGAAATGACAGGTAGGTAATGAAAGAGAGGAATGCTCACGAGATGGTTGGGCATGTACGCAGGGTGCCGACACACGCCAACATTGTACATCACGGACGAAATGGACATCAGAGCATGAGGGCTCCACACATAGAGTGCAGATGGGGGAAGAGGATACTTGACATCCAACGAAAAGGTTTCGCGGATATTGGATTCAACGGTGGGATTCCTGAAGGTCTGGGCCACCGAGTCAAAGAGGACATCTTTCGGAGTTATGGCGTAGAGAGACATTACACCCAGTCCCAAGAGGAGATTCATTCCTACTAGGACAGCGATCATACCCAGCACAAACACTAGGAACGCTGCAACTGCTGGCCAAAGGTATAACCAAGCTCCCAGCTTCATGCTTTTCTCACAGAATTTGATTTAGGGAATGGAACACAAGAACTATAAAATGTCAGGTTCCGGATACTTGGTGGAGGCGAAAACCGTCCAAACAGGGGCGATTCGCACCCTCGTCGAAGCCCTGAAGTGCATCTTGGTGGAGATGAACTTCATCTTTGATTCCGAGGGCATCAAGATGATTGCCATGGACAATACGCGCACGGTCTTGGTGCATATGCGTCTGGAGGCGTCTAAGTTTGAGCGCTACAATTGCTCTGTGCCGTCGCTGGTGATTGGTCTGAACACCGACCACCTCTACCGTATCGTCAAGACGGCGACCAACGATGACACGCTGACCTTTTACATGGAGAAGGGCGACCACAACCACCTGCGCATCCTGCTAGAGAATGGTGACAAGAAGGAGGTCACGCGCTACACCCTGTCGCTTCTGGACCGCGACGAGCCGAACATTGAGATGCCCGCGACGGAGTTTGGTGCGCGTATCACGATGCCCTCTATTGATTTCCAGAAGAAGTGCCGCGATATGACCCTGCTGATGGCGAAGACGGTGGAGATCAAGAGCGTAGGCACGACCCTGGTCCTCTCGTGCAAGGGTCAGTTTGCCAATCGCGAGACCGTTCTGGGTGACTCTGATTCGGAGTTCTCGGTGAAGAAGGAGGAGACCAATGCCATTATCTCGGGCACATTTTCTCTACCCCATCTCGTGCTCTTCACGAAATGCACGAATCTCTCCAACAACCTGGAGCTGTACATGAAGAACGATTGGTTCATGATGATCAAGTACGTCATCGCCAATCTGGGTGAGATCAAACTGTGTTTAATGCCGTGCTCAAATTCGTCGTAGATATAAGTAATAGGAATGATAGGCTACATTCTCTTGGGCGCAGCGGTTCTTATTATCGCCGCCCTCATGTATGGACATACTGAGCGCGAACACTTTACAGATATCAAAGGCAATTTTCCCAAATGGACGTCAGTCCTCGACCAGGTTCGCAGGATTCTGGACAAGAGCTTTGAGTACGACCAGGCAGCATTTGCCAAGTTTGCGACGCAGCAGAAGGAGCTGTATGATCAGGCGATTACCAGTACCCTGAAAAATCTGGGAAGCGTACAGATGTTGGCGACAATCGGCGTTGGCGCACCCACAGTTCAGGATATCACCAAGTTTCAGGAATCCAAGGATCTTGTAAAGTATCTCCCGAAAGGGTTCAAACTGAATGTGGATACGCCATTTGATACGCGCATGGCAATGCTCTACTCTACGCGGATGTACTATGCCAACCTGGTGAAGACATCCAAAAAAGACTCAGATCTCATGGTCGGATACGGGCTACTTTACCCTATTGATGCCGTGGCGAATCTTCTGAAAGCCACGATGATTACAGTCATTTTTGGTCTGTGCGCTGCCAACAAGATTATCAAGAAGGTGAAGTATGATGAGTCCAAGGATCCACCCCCCAAGACGCAGAAGGTAGAAGTTGTGATGAAATAAACAACTTAGAAGAATCAAGGTTGAGAAGTAATAATGGATCGCCCTCATGTTCCCCCCTCGTACTCAGATCGGTCATTTGACGGTGCCCAATCTATGCTCGCACGAAAGTCCGCAGAAGAAGCCCCCGAGGTTGCGTCCTACAATTACGACAATGTAGGCACATTTGCAGGTCTGGATGGAATGTCCACGGACTTTGATGCCCTAAATCGCAGCCAGCTTTCGACATCGATGTACGGACATGTCGGCAAGGAGAAGCCCAATTACGATCCTACCACGCTACTGAACGATGCGTGGTTCTGCATTATCGGAGATGATGGAAGCAAACTCTATCAGATTCTCACAACTCTGCAGAAGACGGGTGTTCCGTATCCGGCAGATTATAAATATGAGACAATGTTCGGGGAAACGTCGTTGTGGGAACGCATCAACGACGACGAGCTCTTCAAAGTTCCGTCAAAGAACCGGGGAGATGCGCGGACGCTTCTTGCTCGTTTTCGGGCGCCGGTAGCCGCTCCTCAACTTACACCAACGGGTCCTGTAGATATATATGACCGCCGAGCATTCCTACGTTGAGGTGGGAGTCGTACAAGAAGAGGATGAACGGCGCTTTTCGTGGCACTACTTAGTATCTTGCGGGCTTATTCTGCTTGCGACTGCCCTTGCGCTTTATCTGTTTTTTGCTCTGCTTCCTCCGAAGTCCGTGGCGCACTAGTCCAGCCTTCTTGGTGAGCTTGAACATTACCGGGAGATTTCCACGGGGTATAATCTTGAGTGGCGCACCAGGAGGAGCAGCGACTCCAATCCGTGCCTTAGGAGGAGGCGTTGCCATCACACGAGCCATTATCGGTGCCTTCTGTGTCGCACGAGCTGCACGATCGGCATCCATCATCTTACGAACGCGTGTCTTACGTTCTTCGTCCCGAGTCGCCTTGAGCGCTTCGGAACGGAAATCGACACCTTCTAGATCTACGGGATACGCAGTAGAATAGTTGGAATCGCTACGAGTCAATGGAAAAACTGTTTTTGTTGGCGAAGGAACCATGTCCATCGTTTCCCATGGAACGGACATTATACTTACTTGCGAGATTTGTGCGCGGTATAGACGACATCTTCGGTGACGGTCAGCAGCATCCGCGGATTGAGGTACGTCTTGGCACTATTTACTGCTGTCGTGTTGTTCCACAGCTTGACGATGTTGAAGTCACCCTTGGGAGATGTCGAGAAGCCGACAAACGTATTCTCCTTCGCAGTCATGATATTGTCCTCGCTAACAACCGCATGCACCATGAGATCGATGGCGATATCGTAGAGGTCCTTGGTTGGTACTTTCTTGCTCCACGAACCGCCATTCTCGTTCTCAGGAACCTCCCAGATGGGACGAAACCCCCGACGCATGAAGAAGAAGTATCCGCATTCCCAGGCATCCTTGGGAATAGAATTGACGATGGTCCAGAATTGTTGAGGGGTGGTGATGTCTGCGATTTTCTTGTAGTTGATGAGGCTCCAGTCCTTCATGCGGGGATCGAAATACCACAAAACCCAGTCGTACTTGAGTTTGGTGGTCTCCGTGATTTCAGTGAAAGGTGTTGTCATCTTGTCTGGGGCACTATCTGTCTTATCGGGAGATATGTAAATCCGTTTTTGCTAAAAACGGATCTCACAAACTCGTGTTTAAAGATAAGACCATCCCACAACTACAACCATGTCCACCCTTCTCAGCGCTTCCATCATGTACTCCTTCAAGAACAAGAATCTCCTGGACCTCCCGGCTGGCGTTATGGCGGCTATCTCTGCCATGCAGGTGAGCCCCGTAGCCCCAGTCTTTATTCGCAAGCCCAATACGGCTGCGCGCAAACCAATCAAGAAGACGGCAGAGAACGACGACAACTGGCGTCGCGAGTTCATCGCCGAGCTCAAGGCCAAGCCTCGTGACAAGGACGACCCCGACTACGAGAAGATTATTGGTCTCATCAACAAGGTCGTGAGTTCTACGCTCATCGAGAAGACCAAGACAATCGCCGAGACGATCGGAAAGCGCGCTGATGATCACGGCTTCCGGATGCGCGTGGTCAATTTCGTGTTCGACCGCGGCGTGTCGATGCCGTTCTACGCCAAGCTGCTTGCCGACATGCTTGTCCTGCTGTCCAACGATATCTCGGCTGTCCATGAGGATCTGCAGATCTACTGCTCGCTCGACACCTTCAACAAGATGTTTGACCAGAGCAAGACCATTGCCTTTCCCGACTCGTCGCAACCCGATTTCGAGGACAAGGTGTGTTCCTGGAACAAGCAAAAGGAACTCAAACGCGGCTTCGGTGTGTTTGCCGCCGAGCTCCACACACGGAAGCTTATCCCCGACAGCCTGCTGCACGAGGCGGCTAGCGTTGTCCTCTCGGATCTTGAGGAGAATATCCGCAAGCCGAAGAATGAGACCATCTCCGAGAGTGTGGATCAGACGGTGACATTTATGGTGGAGATGTCCAAGCTCTTCGGTAAAGAAACGATGCTGCTGTCCGACAAGGCGACCGAGATTCTGGCCATCCCGCGTCCTGAGACCACCTGCCTCAGCATGCGTTCGCGGTTCAAGCTGGAGGACTGCGTTCGTAAGACTTAAAGGCATTCCGCAGAGTTTGTATAAATGAGCGCACCCTCCGCACCTGCTGCCGTGCCTGCCGTTCCTTCCAGTAACGTTCTACCCCCTGCAAGCGTCCTCCTTCGCTCGGCTCAGATTGCTCTTGATGATGACCGTCCGATTGTCCTGGATTACTGGATGGACAGCCGCAACAAGAAGTGCTGCATCGGCGTCAAGGATAATGTAAAGTACCTGGTCAAGTCTGAGACGGAATACACGTCGCAGATCCAGAGCCTTTTTCGGCTTGAGGGATGCTTCATTGTGCTGACGGAGAACAGCCTGTACGTTGTCAGCCAGGATGTCCCTGTTCGCAAGATAGTTTCGGAGTTGAACCATGAGTAGTATAATGGTAGAAGCCTTTCCTCCACCTCACATGCTTTTTCACGAGCCTCTGGATGATCGTGAAATGACACGGGTATGGTCAGACTATACTACAAAATACCGAGAGCAACTTGATACCTTTGAAATTGATGCTGCCCTGGTATGCTCTGTTGAAGAGTTTGGCAGGTTGTTTGAGATCTGGGTAACGTCCAAATCGTCGAAGCGCATTAAACTCCTGATGGTCTGGCATGCTCATTTTTTGTCCCTGGCCTGTCAGCAGTCTCTTCGCCGATGGCTGGAGACCAAGAGTTTTCGCACGCGGGTATGGTTTCATGCAGAGTACATCAACAATATCCAGATGGCGATTCAGAGTCGGTGTATTCTCAAGACGATCCGGGCAGCCCCGCTAGACTTGGTACCGCATATCGAAGGCGATATTCGGAAAGATGTGGCAGTTTGGACAGCCATAAAAACGGACAAGGATCTCCTCACACTTCATAAACAAGCATAGACACCATGTGGCGTATGTATACAGATGGTTCCTGCCTCAACAATGGCCGTAAGAATAGCCGCGGTGGGTACGCTGCAGTCTTCCCGGGTCATATGGACTTCTCCTTTGGACGTCCGCTGCCCGCCGAAAGTTCGCAGACCAACCAGACTGCTGAATTAACTGCAATTGCCGAGGGTCTTGCTCACCTCAAGTCCCAAACAGATGTGAGCGGAGTGGTTCTGCGTATCTGCACGGACTCGGAGTTCTCCATCAATTGCCTCACCAAGTGGGTGACGGGGTGGAAGAAGCGCGACTGGAAGACTGCCGAAGGTAAGCCTGTTGTTCATCGTGTGGTGATTGAGCGTATTCTGAAAGAACTGGAGTCCTATGCAGGTCACCAGTTTGTCCATGTGAATTCGCATACTGGCGCTGCTGACGAGGATAGTAAGTGGAATGATATTGCCGATCAGCTCGCACGCAAGGCGGTTGATGACAAGAAGGAGGTCAAGTATGCGGACCTAGAGGTCAAAGTGGTACGACCGGATGATACATCGGCCGCAGCTATTGAGGGAATCCCACTCGCTCTTATGGGCGCACCGATTACCGACGATGCGCTTTACACTGCTCTCCGGGCCAATCTAGGTGCAATCAAGACTGACCACTTGAAGTCGGCTCTCATCTCGGCATTCAAGAAGACGCTGAATGATAAGGCGTATGACCTCGAAAAGACGAAGATTCATAAGCAGACTGCCTATCGTCTTATCGAGAAAAGTCATTTAACTATTGTTCGCACAGAAGAGTAAGGAGAGATCATGAGCCGCCAGATCTACTTTTTTACCTCGCCCACGTGCGCTCCGTGCAAGGTTGTCAAGCCTGCAATCATGGAACTCAAGGAAGATTATCCTGGGTTCTCCTGGAACTTTATTGACACCACCAACGACCCTAAGAATCTTGGCGGACAGCTAGGTATAACCCATGTTCCTACCATGGTCGCCTTTGATATCAGTGGCAACGAGATCGGGCGTTATACAGGTAGCACGATCATGGGGTACTACTCTCTGGTTAAGAGACTACTGAAGGACTTGTAATTGGCTTGCCATCCTTGTAGGCGGCACAGACAAACTGGTCCTTATCGTTGGGCTTTCCGCATCGCGACATATTTGAGGGTGATGTGGGTTCAATGTTGGTAGGGTCCAAGGGGAGGAAATCAGGGTAGTTTGACTGAAGAACCGTGTAGGCAACTCCACCGACTCCCAGACCCAGTGCGGCTGCAATTGCATACGACATCCATCCTCCGTTCTCCTCCGATACACACTTCAACTCGCTTGACGCATACACATTGAGCCCGAAGATTACCAGAGCAAACGCCAGGTAACCTCCGACCTCGGGAGACGTACGCTTACTTCCCTGTGTCATGTCCATAATGTAGATGGCAAAAATGGCAGCCAGTGCAGCAATCCCCATATTGGAACCCGGGACTTCCAGGAACCCCATGCCACGAATCGTGCAGGGGTTGTAGTTGTCCTGGATGAACTGGGGCAGAACTCCGCCCTTCATGCGCCGACCACCCACGGTTCCAACACCAAGGTCAAACGCCTTGGCAGCGGCAGCAGCAGGAGCAGGGGGAGGGGTCAATGCAGACGCAACCGCGGCAGCAGCAGCTGCAGCTGGAGCACCCTTACCCGACAGGGCGCGGCGGATGTACATCAGCGCAGAGCTCAGGAGAGCGGCAATGATACCTACCAAACTGGTGACCGAGTAGCGGAACTTGAAGTTCATGATATCGGAGAGGAACCCTACCAGAAGGGCAATATCAGGAGCCAAGGCTCCGCTTAGAACAGCGAACGTCTTGAATCCGTTAAACGACGACGAGCCTGTTCCAACTCCCAATTTCTGCGTCAGCTTTGACCAGTCTCCGAAGGACCAGGAGATAATACCAATCACAAGGACAATAAAGGACAAGACGCTGAACGTCAGCGACGCAGCAGCTAGATTTGTTGCCGTGTCTGTCATTATCAAACTAGAAGAAATAACAACAACGACTTCTGCGATGTCAGATACCGAATATATAAGTATTCCTGTGTAATAATAGGGATGAGCGTGTTTGATAACGCAAAGCAATGGCCTGATTTGTACAAAGCCTGCGGCGCACCCCACCAATCACCCGTGAATCTTTCCCGCTCCTTTGCACTTCCATGCGATCGTTTGTGCGAGTGGAAGATTGATGAAGTGGCTATCCAGAATGCTATCATCCAGGAAGACCAGAAGAAGTCAGGTGGTTTGACCCTAACCAGCTTTTCTACAGGTACTCCTACAGCTCGTTTCAATGGCGAGGGATACACGTGCCAGAAGATTGTGTTGTTTAGTACATCCCAGCATTCGGTCGAAAATATCTTTGGAGAGGCTGAGCTCGTTGCTTACTTCACAAATCCGAAAGGCTTCACTATCTGCATGTCGGTTCTGGTGCGCAGCAATCCTGGAGATACTCCGTCCTCACAGTTTTTCAATGCCTTTGTTCCGTACATTGATAGCAACGGTGCTCGCATTACCCTGGGAGATACGTGGTCACTCGCAAATATACTCCCAGAAGTACAGGCGTTCTACGTGTATGAGGGTACTGATATTGTACCAAACTGCAAGCCCGATGTTACCTGGATCGTGTATGCGAATGCCGTGAGCATGGATCCCTCGGACTATGCCCGTCTAGCTAGCCGTATGCGTCCTAAACGACGAGAGCTGCAGGAGGTTGCAGATCGCCAGGTCTTTTACAACAGCGGAGCACAGCTGACGGGAAAGCCCATCGGTAAGAAGGACGGAAAGATTTATATGCGGTGCAAACGTGTGCCCCGTGAGAATGAAGAACAGGAGGAAAAGAACAAAATCAAAAAGGCTCCCATTGGAGAGCAAATTGAAAAACAAGCAGGCTTTGATGCCGAACTAGCCAAACAGAACGGATTCTTTATGCTGTGGATTCTATACATGCGTATCGGTGGATTTTGGGCGGTGATGGTGGTTCTCACGCAGATTCTATTGACAGTTGTGCTCTTCTTCCTGCCGATGGGCAAGGATATTGCGAAGGGGCTCTTTGATATGCTCTACTATGTCCCGGGGCTTGTACATTCACTCATTTTCGGCTAATAGTCCTCAGGAGGCGGCTGGTCCCAGGTATTGAGGTCCTCATTGACTGCCATATCATACGTTGGACGATCCTCGCGACGCCGACGAACCTTCCTCTCCTGCGTCCGCCAGCCATCATCGATCACGGTCTCCGTTGGCGGATATGTGTTTGAGTACTCTTCCTCATAATACGTATCATCCTGTCGCGAACGAGATGCACCGAAGATAGAGTGGTTGAAGAAGTGATGGCGGGACGACTCCCCCGTGCGCTTCTGCTCTGCTGCTTCACGCACCAGCCTTTCCTTCTCCAGTCGGTCCGTCTCCTCCTTGTCCTTCCAGGACTGAGCCATAGTCGCAAATGATCGCATCGTTTTCGGAGGCTCCTGTCCAGCCCCACCAGCGGGTGGTGCAGGCGACGACCATACATCGCCCGTCGCCAGTGAGGGGAATGTTAGGTCATTCACCTCGTACTTCTTGATTCGCTCCAGATTCTGCTTGATCTCCTCGGCCTCCTTGTTCTTCTGCATGCGTTCGCGCCAATTGCTCATTGTGTTTGTGTGATGTGGGTTGATACATTCACGGTTTGAGCGGACGCCGATCCGTTTTTGTCAGATTAAAAATGTCCGTTTTGTGGTGTGGTGTGGTTTTACTTACTCTGGAACCTCGGTTGCCTCGCCGTGGTAGTAGGAGATGATGATCCGATTCTCCCGGTCGTCCAGAATAGCCTCCCAGATATTCTTCTTCTTCTCAGGAACTGTGAAGCGTTGGCACTTTACTCCAAGTGCCGTCCGCTTTACAACATCTGTGACAACCTTCTTGTACTGTGCCTCTTCATGCGGGCGAGTTACTTGCTTACAGGTGTAATCTACGATCGTGTCATAGACATCTGGATGCGACTCGTACAGGATATCCAGCGCCTTGTTGCGCTTCTCCTTGACGTCCTTCGTCGAGTGAATGTCCTCGATCTGCTCAGCGCTGCACGAGAGCACGATCGACATCGGGTGCTTGTAGTCGTTCAGTGCCGCATCGAACTTCTCCTCCTCGTAGCGCTCGATATCGTTGTGGATGGCGAGCTTGAGCTCGTGCTCGCCGACGTCCGCGAAACCGTTGTCGTAGACAATGCGGGCAAGATTGACGGCGATTGCCTCCTGCTCCAGAATCGCCTCCATGCACTTCGAGGTGGTGATGAGCGTGGGGCACTTGTAGTTGTCGTTGTTCTTGATGTTGCCCGCCACACGGCAGGCGCACTGGTAGGCGTCGGCGGGGTCAGAGATGGGCGGGACGATGCCACCATCGAAGATGAAGTCCTTGCCCTGGAATGTGAGTCCCCGCTGGATACAGAGCTGTCCAGTGATGGCGAAGGGGAAGCGCTCGAGACGTCGGGTCTTGTAGATGTCAGCCATGATCTTCCCGACTTCCAGCGGCGGCCTGTCGGGATCATCCTCGGTCCCCTCGGGAATGTAGTTCTTTACAGAGATGGGCGGAGATCCGTCTGGGAAGGTGATCTCCTTGCGCCGGCCATTGAGAATCATCACGACAAAGCCGTGAGAGTGAAGGAACTCTTCGATCTCCTCGTGGGACGCACACGTAATGTCGCCGGGGGCAAAGAGGCAGTAGCCGGGGCGGCTGTAGGTGGAGGCATCCTTCGAGAACACCTCAATGACGTAGTTTGCACCAGAGGCACGGGTGTCGTCCGTGATAAGCACGCAGTCCTTGATCTTGTGGTAGCACTCGGGGTGCGTGATCTCGAAGGGGAGCACGCGGATGCGCTTGAACATTTTGAAGACGCTCCCAAACGTGGCGCTGACGAGCGTGACCTTCTCCACCTTCGTCATGCGCGTGAGGTCAAACTGCGGCAGAGACCACAGCTTGACAGACGCATCGGCCTCGTCGATCCAGACGTTGATCTTGGAGGTGAAGAACTGCAGCTTCTCCAGAATGTCGATGAGAGAGTAGAGGTACTTGAAGCGAGTCTTGTGTGCGCAGCAGACGACCATGGTGACTTCACCCGAAAGGATCTTTAGCGCCAGGTGCTCCGCAGAGATGTTGGACTTCTTCGAGCCCGAGGTCCAGGTAAAGCACGATCCCTCAATCTTGTCGTCTGCATCTGAGTCAGTGCTGACGCTGCTTCCCGTTTCGAAGAGGTCGTCCGTCATGCGCGCAGTCGTCTGCTCCACTAGTTTCTTGTTGTTCGAGCAGATGACGATGTTGAGTGCTCCAGTCGGGCACAGACGCTGATAGATGCGGATCTTCTCCTGCATCGTGCGCACCTTGCCGCTCTGTCCAGGCTTGATGATACATTCGACTTTGCTGTTTGTAGATCCCATGATGTGATGATGTGGTTTGTTGATGCCGAGGATCTTTCGATCGGTTCTTCCTCCTCGCCGATCCGTTTTTGTCGGTTGAAAAACCGATTAGAGATGTCCAGCGTAATTATAGAGTAAGATGGTGTTTGCGACTCTGATTCAGCCGACGGGTACCCTCGTTGAACAGAATGTGCCAGCGAAGACCGCGGATGTCCTAGAATGGATTCGCACCAAGACGAAGCAGCCAAGCGTCCAGTTCCAGGGCAAGATTCAGGACAAGGATACGTGGGTCTCCATCTTCGCCGAGTCGGGGACGGGCGAGGAAGACAATATCAACCAGCATGTTCTGGGGGGCAATTTTCAGGAGGAGATCTTTGTGGGCTCCATCATGGTGATGGCGACGCACTCGACGAACACGGACAACTACGAGAAGCCAGCGTCGGCATACGTGAATCTCAAGCCGGCGGATTACGAGATTGTGTATGCAAACTGGACGTTCGAGGGCGAGAGCTCGGATGAGGAGGAGGCAGAAGCAGAAGCAGAAGCAGAAGTGGATGCGGACGCCGATGACGATCCGGAAGAGGAGGCGGATCCTGATCTAGAGCCCGAAGCAGAGGAGGAAGTGGTACCTACGAAACAGCGAACAGTTAAGGTCAAGCAGGCAGTGATCCACGATGTCAATACGCCGTGCCCGATGCGTGAGCTCGTTCTTAAGCGGTATGTTGAGGCAGGTCTGTCTGACGAGATTGCCGACAAGCTGGAAAAGGCTCTGCTCCAGCGCAGTATTCGCGAGTGTTCAAAGCAAGATATCGAGGTATCATGGAACAACCCTGGATTCTGGAATCATTATAGGGCACGCTGTATCCAGTTCTACGAGAATGCTCCCTCCTGGACTGCGCGCATTATGTCTGCGGAAATTACGCCAGAGCAGTTCGCGGAGTTCTCCACAATGGATCTAAATCCGCAGGTATGGAAGAAGCGGATTGAGGCACAGATTGAGAAGGATAAGCATCTGTACGCCAACTCGGGCAGTGCGTCTATCTACTTCTACTGCTCTGGCTGCAAGAAGAAGTCCAAGTGCGACTACTACCAGATGCAGACGCGTTCTGCAGATGAGCCCATGACCACGTTCGTGACGTGCCTGGAGTGTGATCGCCGCTGGAAGTTCTAAAAGTCTCTTCCAAATATAATGGTCAGGTGGGAGCTTCATTCAAGACACCCATCAACAGTGATTGGAGACATTGTAAAGAAACATGTGGGCGCTGCCGATGCACTCAACGTTGATGCAATGATTGATGCATACAATACTCTGCACAAGGGCGACTTCAAGTCAGCCGAAGAGATCCGCCAGTCATTTTTTCGTGATGGTCAGCCTCTCCTGACTCCGAAACAGGCGGACAGCGTCTATCGTGCAACAAAGGGGACGCAGAAGGGAGGAATGTCCGAGAGCGTAATCAATGATGCTGCCGAAAGTATTATTGATACAGTCAGCGGTGTTCAGCGCGGTCCCGCTCTGCCTCCGGGTGCTGTGGCGGCAGCAGAGAAGGCGTGGAAGACGTTTCAGCTCGTGCTGCGTATCGTCCTACCATTTGTGTTTATTCTGGAAACCCTGCAGCATACACCACTGTTCGGCGAACTTATAGGTGCGTCCCTAGATATTACTGCTGCAACTCTCCCCGTGATTGCCACAATGTTCCAATCAAGTACTCCAGCTATTGTTGGTCTGATTCCAATCCCCTATGCAGGAACGATCGGCATTCTTCTTGGATGGCTGTTTTCTGCGTGGTTTCTATGGCTGGCATCAGTGATTGCCCTCTCCCGCAAAGACTTTGCGGGTGCGCTCGAGGCGACAGCGGGTATGATTCCTGTTGTGGGTGCGTCGGCGATGAAGATTGTCTCTTCCGCAGATCGGGTGAGCACGAAGCTCTCCAACCGTGCAAGCAAGATCATGGAATCTATTACGCGCGCATACGGGAGCGCGATGGGAGCTATTAATAAGGTTCGCTCCAAGCTTCCTGCTAAGATCCCCACCAATATCGCAGAGTTGAAGAAGAAGATGCCAAGCGTAGCTGAACTCAAACAAAAACTACCACCTGTTCCCACTGCTGTGACCGGAGCAATCAAGAAACTGCCGTCGGTTGCAGATATCAAGTCCAAGCTTCCGGAAGTACCTGCGATTCCAGTAAAGGTGACCGTTGCATCTGAAAAGGAGGAACCCAAGAAATCTTTCGCACCCACAAAGACCAGGAAGGGCGGGCGTTGGCGGCTGAACCGTCGCACCCGCCGACGGCTCCCGTGATCGTGATCATTTACCAGTAAGTACCCTAGTCATATAACAATGACGGACGTACCTGTTGCTGAAACCCTAAAATCATGGATTGCACTCGACGATGAGCTGCGTGCTATTCGCGAACGTACCAAGGCGATCAATGCCGAGAAGCAGAAATTGGGTGAGCAGGTTCTAACGTTCATGCGCGAGAACGCCGTGGATGATTTCAAGCTGGAAGGCAGTGGCGCTGGATCTATTTCTCGGTCTGTGCGGACGTCCAAACCTGCTCTCCGTCGCAACGTGGTACATACCCAGATCCTCCTTCACTTCTCCGATCAGCCTGAGAAGGTGGCGGAAGCTCTACGCGCAATTGAGGGCGTGGCCGAGGGCGAGGATATGTCAACGACCGGAACACAGAAGGAACTCCTCACTCGCCGAGTTCCTCGGAAAAAGACTTAGGTGTTTCCACAGAAACTAACTAATGACAACTGAGGAATGCACCCTCTGCTACGAACGACTCGATGTTCCCGCTTACCAGAGAAATACAACAGGTGATGTCATCATGGGAGAGACATCCACGCGTCTCCAATGTGGGCATGCGTATCATACTCCATGTCTCATCCGATCACTGCAGTATATGGCGCGCTGCCCACTTTGCAATGTCCTCCAGGATCAGAACCAGATGGGGGGCGAAGACACGTGGAGGGCTCGCATGCAGCTCGAGGGGCGGTGCCACGATATCCTGCAGGAGGTCAAGCGGTCAGCCGATGTGCGCGAACACCTTGCAGATTACAATGCTTTCCACGCCGAACTCAAAGGAAAGCGTGCAGAATTTGATAGGAAGATGAAGGAATACAAGAAGCAGCTGAGGGAAGAGATGGGCATTGATAAGTTATGGGCGGATGTCCAGAAGATGCGAACAGACACAACTCAGGCATTCAAGAAGGGGGTTCGCAAGCGAGGAACTCTATTTCAAGGAGCCATGGCATGTCTCCTGAAATACAAACAGGAAAAGGCTCTGTTCGGAGACTCGGCGTGGTTATTTCAGCGTAAAATCAACCGCTATTTCTATTAATGAACTCTAGTCTCGTACTCCCTGCCATGGTTATGGGCACGATCTTCTTTGCCTACGTCCGCTTGTTCAACTCCACGATGGAGGCATACAGGAAGACGGGTTACACGATGTCATGGGACGAGTTTTTTCGGTCAAACATGGAACCGCTTTCGGTAGCTCCGGATGGAGGCCCGGAGGGTCGGTTTGTTCCACAATACGAATCGCGATAGTGTCCCTGCACGAGTTGGATCAGTCCAGTCCTCGTGCATCCGTGCATGACGGGCAATATACCGCTGCTTACGAGTTGTATCGTGGTGTTTGGTGAAATCGGAGTACCCCCTTTGACCAAACGGCTGAACGATTTCGCGACCGTCGGCTTTGACAAAGACGGCATCCCATTTTTTCTCGGGATTATGGGAGCGCTTGATGGTTTTCAGGTGCAGTCCTCGCGGCCTCATTGTACTTTCTACATACTTTTTCGTTATCCAAAAACGGATAATATCGAGATTCGAAGTATTTCAAAGGTATAAGGATGGAGTTTGAGAAAGAGAAGGCTTATTTACATACGTTTTTAGAAACAATCAAGGGCAAGGGAAAAACGATATTCAAACGAGTGTCTCTGTCACCACTTCGTTACGCTGGCGGCAAAACAAATGCAGTAGGACTAATCCTTGATCATCTTCCAGCTCTGAAGGAGAAAAAGATCGTGTCTCCATTCTTTGGAGGAGGCTCATTTGAATTGGCGGCAGCCTCTCTTGGATTTGAAGTTGTCGGGTACGACTGCTTCGGAGTCCTTGTGAATTTCTGGCAACAGGCTCTAGAACATCCGGCAGACCTTGCCAACGAACTCGCAAGACTCGTTCCTGATAAAGAGCATTTCACAAGGTACCGGCATATTCTCCTTCATTACTGGGAAACAATCAAGCCAGCTGAACTCGAATACACGACTCGCAACCGCCTTGAGCTCACTGATATGGAAAAAACAATGCTGAGCGAGAGCCCGCTTCTCCAAGCTGCGTACTATTACTACAACATGCAGCTCTCTTACGGACCCATGTTCCTAGGATGGCAGAGTTCGGTGTATTTGAAGCAGGACAAGTACAGCAAGATTGTTGAACGTATTCGAAAGTTTGCGCCTGGCAACGTGTCTGTCAATCTGGCATCGTTTGAAGAGTCAATTGCGAACCATCCCGACGATTTCCTATTCTTGGATCCTCCCTACTATCTCGGTACCGATTCAAAAATGTTTAAAGGCATCTATCCCAACAGCAACTTTGCGATCCATCACGATGCGTTCGATCACAAGAAGCTATGTGAGCTGCTCAAAGCCCACCAGGGTGGCTTCTTCCTGACGTACAACGACTGCCCAACAATTCGTGAATGGTATTCCGAGTTCAAGCAGGAGTATCCGAAGTGGCAATACACCTACGGACAAGGTGAGACTCGCATTGGAAAAAATCGAGACGAGACTGGTGATAATGTGAAGGAGAGTCATGAGCTGTTCGTGATCTGTCCGCCTAGAGACTAGACTGCTTCGTGAAGTGGCGGAGGTTGGTCGTGAGGAGACGGATGAGCGGCTTGCCCTTGTTGCCGTTGGCTCCAAGGAAGTAGGAGCGGTGTGTCTGGCGGTACTCGTACGTGAAGTACTGGCTGTACCCTTTTTTTGACGAGTCTTGGAAGTCACCCTTGATGCGTCCGCTCGACAGCATGCGCCAGGTCGATTTTGTCGCGATGAAGTCTATGACATCAGCCATCGCAAAGTAGGTCCATGTATTGTTGTTCCTGTCGAAGTAGGTGAGGAGGTCGCACGGCTTGCCCGACTCGCTCTTGGCTAGGTACTTCTGCCAGAGTGCTGGACTCTTCATTGCCGCCAGCTTGTCATCGACATCGGTTATCTCGGGTATGTTGCCGAGTGTGAACTGGAGGTTGTTCCCGCTCTTTACTGACACATGACCATCGATCTTGAGATCGGGAAATGTAGCACGTATCTGCTCTAGATGGTCGGCGTTCGTAATCTTGCAGTCTGCCTCTGCCTTGGTTGATGTTGTGGTCTGCGTCTCTCCGAACAGAGAGTCATGCAGATGCTCCAGAGTGTGTCCTGATCGTTTCTTCTGTCCGCCGACTGCCTTGCAACTTGCGATGCGCTTGTCATTTCCGTTCATGTTGTTGTGGGCATTCTTCACTTTCTAGAGATCAAATGAATCCGTTTTTGTAATCCAGATGGATATCAAAAACGAAGTGCCTCCTACCTGATTCGAACAGGTGACCTCCCGCTTACAAAGCGGATGCACTAACCAACTGTGCTAAAGAGGCTCTGGTGCTCTCAGGCGGTCTCGATCCGCCGACTTCCTCCTCACAAAGCATACGGACGAGCGTATAAGAGAGGGATTCTACCAACTGAAATATGAGAGCGTGTCGCCACATATAATGTGGCCGCAGTATGCTTAAATCTTTTGAGTATATAATGAACGTACTGGCGAACCCATCTGTCCTTGCACACATGATCAATGGATTTCTCCTGATGCTGACCGGATTTCTTGTTGTGTGGAACTTCCGAAGCCTGCGCAAGAGCAATCCGTACCGGCTCGTATTGCTTGTCAGCATTCTTTCGGTCGCGGTTGGGATCCACGCGATCTCTCACTTGGGTCTAGAGTCGGCGTATGGACTCTCTCCTGCCAAACTGATTCATGCATGATCCCCGTTTGAGGTGCCAGCATAAACGCGGTTCTTGTTGGGATCGAACCAACTACCTTCCGGTGGGCTAATTATGGAAAAATAACAGCCAGATGCTCTACCGGGTGAGCTAAAGAACCTTAGACTTGCGCGCATTTTAAAGGTCACTCCAGTCCTAAAAATGTACGCCCAATCTTACTCGTTATAAACATAGCAAATCCGGCAGCCATCTGGGCATAAAATACCGGAGTTAGTCTTGTAACATACAATAAATATAGGGATAACCCTGCAAAAAGTAAGAAACTAGACCAAAATAGCGTTGTAAAGGTATCCATTATCTACTATGTATATAAAAAACGACCCACAGGTCTAAACTCTCAGGAGCCGGAATCGAACCAGCGACACACGGAGTTTCATTGAGCAGTCTGTAATCCACTACAATCCGTCACTCTACCAACTGAGTTATCCCGAGGGGGTGCAAGGTCTCTCCCGGACTCGAACCGGGGTTGTGAGAATCAGAACCTCACGTACTAACCATCTATACGAAGAGACCAGCATATGAATAGGAGAGCCTTCCCGTAAATGTTTATTCGTCTAGAAATAACATGAGTACTCCGATCCACCACTACGTCTTTGATATGTCCGTACTCTTTCTACACGTAGTCTATATATCAGTCGCCTTCGGTGTCCTGGAGAATGAACCAGAGTACCTGGCATCCATCGATTACTGGGTGAAGGTGTTTATGGCTCTCTTCCTCCTCTGGCGCTTCAATCCTTGGGCCCGGATCGCGTTCTCTGACTTTGATCGGCGTGTTGTGTTTTCTGCGGGCATGTTCCTCTTTACGGTCACGATTGTGAATACCTACTTGATCAGCTACGTTGAAACGGGAAAGACACTTGGCAGGAGCGCAGTTCAAACTGTGCGTTCCTCATTGGCATCATAACACACATCTGCTTGACACTCGGACTTGCCACATGGCGGCTCCTCCCTCTTTTCCCGGCATTCTCCGCAGAACTGAAGTTTCAGTCCTTCGCAGTACTCCCAGTTCTCGGCAGCTGTCCCAGACACGGATCCGCACTTATCGCACACCACCTCTTCTTGGATCATGTAGAAACGCAATGTATGCAATAGACGATACACACAGCAGCAGCATTCATTTTGTGGATGATCAACATGTACGACTGTCGTCTTGCCTACTTATAATATGGGGTCGCGATTAAGCAATACCTCGTGGTGCTGGAGTCCCCGGAAGCGACCCCCGGAACATGATCCTCCTCCACCACGGAGAAAGACGGAGATTCAACTGGATTACGAACGGCAGGTGGATGAATATATCAAAAAATGGGAGGAAATGCACCGAATCGGAAAGATCCCCGATCTGCTCAGTCTCGACGGTTGGACAGACACTACATCTACCTCGCAATCGCGCCCTCCCGCTCCTCGATATTGAACCCATTGGCGTGCCAAATAGACTTGCATGTCCTTTCGTAGTGCCCGTAGAATCCGCACCGGTAGCATGCGAGTTCGTCGGTATGGACATTGCGGTATCCGTACATCGTGAAATAATTGTTCAGGCGGTCCAATTCATCTTGAGGAGATGCGTTCTTCTTAACGGACTGCAGATTAATCGGCTTGTACATCTTTGTCCATTTGGAAGCAGTGCCACTGAGGTGGTCTAACCACACGTCATGCACATCCCTCTCCGTGCGCCCGACGTAATAATGTCCCTCAGTCAGCTGTAGAGTGTAGAGAGTGACCGGCATATTGGTCTGTTGTGTTCTCTACACTGAAAAATGTTCCGTTTTATGACCAATCTACAACAATATGGCGATTATTCGTTCGGTAGTTCAGTAGCATGTAGATGGTGGTATCAGTGAGACTATTCATAAGATCTAGAATAACATCCTCAGTGAGTTTGTCTTCTTCGATGGGTCTGGCTTCATCAATATAGTGGGAGTGTCCCAGGGAAGCAGCTACAATAATGTTGGCGACGATGATTTGTGCCTGGAAATGTGCGGTTCCCAGAAGTTGATACTTTTTTATATCGTGGAGCTCGGTGCGTGAGATAGGTTCGAACATGGTTTGGCACATTTTGCCTTTCTGGAGTCGTAGAAATCCGTTTTTGATATCTCATGCAAAAACAAACAAACAAATGGACGAAGACGTGTGCGAGCGATGCTGGAAGATGGTGAAAATTGACGAGATGATGTACCGCGTATGTTTTGCGTGCCTGTCATCGCACTAGTCCCGTCGCTTACGCAAGATCGCGATCTTCTTACCACTGCAGCAGACAATCGAATCCGCCTGGAAGATGACGCTCCAGATAACATCGTGCTCCTCCTGGAACTCTGGGCTCTTGAAGACATCCACACTACACACACCTTCCATAAGCGGTTCGGCTACGTCTTCAATCGTCTTCAGAGGATGGTCCAGATAGTTGATGATTTCGTCAAGGCTCATTGGTGACATCGTCCAGTACCTGACCGTCTTCATTTCGCTGTTCAAGATTCCAAGTGCAGTGCAGCCTCCCATGTTTGTGTATGTATGCCTTAGATCCTCCCAATAAAAAACGGATCCGTTTCTATCAATAACTCAATACAGACCAACCAAGATGACAACTCCTGCACTAACTGACAAAATCCTCCGTTTCCGTTATGACGATCAAGGCGTGCGCTGCTGGGAGTTCAAGTGTGCCGGCTGGATATCCGAGCGCGACCGTCTCACCACTGACGCCCATCTCCGCAGGATGATTGAAGCCCACCCCGAGTTTCAGGGGTGGGTGGATGAAGACACGGATGACGAGGAAAGTGATGAGTATTAATTCTGTACGCCGCGTCCGTAGGCGGACCCATATCCGTAGTACCAATTCATCGTACGGGCAATAAGTGAATGTAGAGTAGGGTATCTATCTGGAACCACATCCTCGGGAGGAGCTTGGCTCCGGATCTTTTTGTTCTTCTGATCTGCGTCAAATTGGGCGCAGCAGGAGCAGGGCTTAGACCACGTCCATGCATTCTTGCGACGGATAGGCTTCATCGTGTGTATGTTCGTTGAAGAGACACACGAGGTTCGCAATTCATTTTTTCAAACCAGCGAATCTGTGTTTGATTTTGTCCATACTATGTACGCCAAAAAGAGTCCAAAGAAATTTTTAGCGAATATGTCCAATATGTTGTATCCGGTGTTTTTAACTGTATAACTCATCACTGCAAATACACCATACAGAGACCAGAAAAACAAAAACCAATAAAATACAGCGTTCTTGAAGGTATCTTCGTCTGTTGGCAAGAACGTTTCCTTGATATACTTGAAATTCAACGCGAACGGGATGAATCCTAACGCGGTAGATATATAGTGATTCAAGTAACCTAGCTCGCCAATCAGACCGAAGAGTAGCATAGCTCCATTCAAGAGAACTATTTTTACGATTGATCCAGTATGGTTTGATATAAAGTCGCTTAATCGGCTTGGTGTCTGTCCATCATGGTTCAAAAAGGCAGACAGGGTAATCAACATCAGGGGCGTTGTAACTGCCCAGTCTAAGTACCGAACGGGCGTGATGTTTCGGGATACCTTGCTGAAATAGTAGATTAACCACACGTAAAATATCAATTCAATTCCCTGAACAAACACTTCGAGTTTTAGCAAATCCTTTAAAATTTCATCCTTTTGACTTATGTGTATATTGATTGCCAAGTAGTCAATAATTCCAACTACGAGCTGAACAACCAAAGAAACTACCCCGCTCGTGTAGATCATTCTACCTATACACAGAGAAAATATGAGGTAGGATTGAAATGATCACCTACTCCGTCCGGAAGCGGTGCATGCGCTCCTCAAGACACATATCGTCCCACTCCAGGCGGGACACCTGCTTCTCGCCACTCCGCATAGTTCCAATCCAAACACCCGCCTTTCCTCCCTCCTCCGACCACTCATTCTTGATCCAGCAGGAGGGATACTTGGAGAGCAGCCCTTCAAGCATCTCAAAATCGGGGTTCCAGCGGCTCCACAACTTCATGTAGACACCTTCTTTCCCCTGTTCAAAAATCTTGATTGCCCCCTCTGGGACGTGCCGGAATCCGTTCATGATATTGTAGAGGTCGGGGACATTGGCGGTAATCGTCAGGTGGTTCCAGCAATCGTTGGGCATTTTATGTATGCTAGAGTATCCGTCTGTTTAAATCCCTCCAGTAACTCCGAGGTTATACCTATTTAGAGCGAGTAAGTATATGGTTATCAAATGCAATCGACAGATGATAGGGGTGTTCTGTTAAATTACGATCGCAACGCTCCAAAGTACGATCTAACTGGTATCTTCAAAGAGATTTATGATAACCGAAAACATAATAAATCCTGTCCAGGTGGGTTTGAATTTCTGTTAGCATCGTTTATAGTAGAAGGAATCCCCTGGTTGGTTATCGGTACGAATCAGAAAAGAACCGAAGAGGATATCGAGCTCGAAAAGACGCCATTTAAAGCAAATCCTCGTGAAACAGGCTCTTCGCGTATATCGGAAAAAGGTTATGGGGCAAAGCTTCCTGATTTTAAGATCCGGGGCTACTCCTCTATACTGTTCCAGGCGTCGGATCACCAAACATTTAGTCCCGATCTTAAAAATTGGAAAACCACCCGTCCCATCTCGATCGACGATCTTAGTACGAGGTTGAACAGCGACAAACATTTTGACATTAACAGGTTTGCAGTTATATTCGAAGATACCGCTGGTCATGAGAGTTATATTCCCTTTTTTCATCTACAATGTCTAAAGGACTCTGCACTAGTAAACTTTATTTATTCTTCCGGACTTAGGTCATTTTACGTGTACAAGAAAAGCCATATCAATATATCAGAAATTAGTGATAGTGCTAAGCGATTGGCATGTATCTTTGAGGGTAGCGATGTGACTACATACCTGTCTATCAATGCCGGAACTCCTGTCAAGCAGGAAGTTCAACGGAATGTGAGTCTAGGACTTCTACCGCAATACTGGCACGGAAGTATTCGTGTATTCTGCAAACTAGGAACATATGAAAACAAATGGAAGGATACACGTTTTAAAACATATATTAATGGAAATGAATGGTATGGCAGACTACAATCTGTTTCACAGAAGAAAGCAAACGCAACGTTACAGCTCGTAGAGGATAAAACTCCGGTTTGTTGGGAGAATGACGATTCTGATATTTCAATTACAGTTCCGTATATGAACGAAGAATACCTACAAGCAGAAGAAGCGCGAAAAAAGTCTAGTGCTATTGGTCTCAGTAATTCCGATTTTGCTCGTAAAGTGTTTGTAAAAATGGGAGGCGATATATTATCGGATCGTCCAATTTGCGACGAAGGTGTTGGCACCAGCATACGTACATCTCTTCTTTCAATTGCAGGGCATTTTCGGGTGATCCTCGAGATTATGGCTGAGAGCGTTAAAGATAAGGACGATGCAGGGCTCAGTATTGAACCATTTAAGTGTGATACTCGGATTATTCAGAATCAGGGAATTCATGAAGCCATTAAGAAGATTCTTCCAGTGTTCAGACGAGTTTTTTATGATAAGATTGAGTTGATTGATGCAATTGATTCCGCTGCACGTCACCGGAAAGCATCAAATATCAGATCAAACGAGGGCATTCTATATGATAAGGAAGTATGCGATCTCGTTAGTGAAAACTTTGACGACTTTAAGTGGACTCTCAACGATTCACATGTTTCTAGTGATTATAAGCTGGAGGGACGAGGAATCGATGCTCTAGGTGATAACGATAATATGATAATAGCGATTCAGGTTAAAAATACAACTACGCTTGGTACAAAAGAAGTAAAGAAGTTTGTAGATACCGTCGAAGAGCTTAGAACCAAAATTCCAGGAACAACCACACTTTATCCATTTCTGATTTGGAAACCTGTAAAGGAGACATCTAATATTTCACTTGCAAACTATCGTCTTCTAGAATCCATCGGTGCAAAACTTGTTCTATCCGATATGGATATCTGTGAGAAAATCGACGAGGTAATTGGATAACATATTTTCACATATCCCGTTCCTATCATTAAACCAGATGCCTGAACAACAAAAGAAGAAGAAGTGCCGGAACTGCGATGGGAGTGGTTGGGTGTATCCGATGGAGGAGGAGCCGTGTTACCATTGCGTCTATCATGGTTTCGATCCTGAGAAGCAGAAAAAGTGTTCTTACTGCAGCGGAAAGGGATACGTCATGCGCCGCACATCCCTCCTCTGTTGCCACTGCGAGAACGGGTGGGTGTATGAGGAGTGATCATGTTATGTTAGCGGGGTTTGGGGGTGTTAGGGAGTGTATCATTTTTTTCATTT